AATATTGGGAAATACGTTTCACCTCAACGCCCATCTCAGGAGTCAATATGGATCCGTTTTTCAAGGTTAGTACTAATATTAGTGGTGAAGATGGGTCAATGGTTGATGGTACCAGATATAAGAATTGGATAGTAAATCAAAATAGAAATATGATTAATGTCTATATTTCTCTTGTGTACCCCAGAAATGATCTTGACATACTGTCTTGGTCCTGCCTTGATAAGAATGGTAATGCTTTTAGCCCTAACTACAATTTACCGGGTAATTCATACTTTACAACAAAAACAATCGGATTGGGTTCCTATGCTCTTAAGAAAATTTCAACTCCTCCTTCCAGTAGTCAAGGTACCATAGTACTTTCTAGTAGATTTAATCCCACTAAAAAGGATCCATTAGATTTGAATTTCTATTGGGGAGTTTATTAACCTAATATCCCAATTATAAAAGCAATTACCCAGAATATAAGAGCCAGTGTATATGCAACAGAATACCTATGCCAGGGATACCAGCAAGTAATATAAGAATCTACTTTTAGTATTTCTGGATGTTCTTCCTCGTATTTTTTATCCTCTTTTCTAGAACTGTATTTATAAAATACATAGAAAGGTAAGAATACGAGGAAGATTATTAGAGCAACTGGGAACAAGAGTAGGAGAAGAATCTCCCACCCTTGCATTGATGTCCCAGCATAATTACCATCTCTGTCAAAAAAGTATCTCATAGTAATTTGTATTTTATGTATCTGATTAATAGATAAATCGGAAATAGAGGTAATACTATCCATACCGAGATGAATAAAACGAGAGAGTGTATTTTGTGAGTATAGGGTAAATAATCCAAGCAAGCCCTTACAAAAAATACAGTGAACGGTAAGCATACCAAATAAATTATCGCTAATACAGTAGTCATTGTTCTTTGAGGTATTTGTTAATAATCTTGGTAAGCTTCTTATCAAATTCAATCATCATATCGAAAGCTTTCGAATCTTTCATACTTCTAATTTCCTTATCAAGGAGTTCTATGTTTCTCTTGATTGAGAAATAGGCCTTGTATGCAAGGAATACTCTTTCATTTTCTTCGGTGAGTGGAAGAATTTCCCCCTTTTGCCCATCCAATCTTGGATATGTATTATCAGGGCCCAAGGTTCTTGCAACTTTTACCCGGTTACTGAGCATTGCAAATCCACCTTTCTTATCGATGGATTCTACGGTTACTTTCTCAATGATGGGTCTTCCAGATAATGTGAAGAGAACCTCATCCCCCTCTTTGAGCTTTTTGATTTCTTTCTTTTCTTTTTTCATATCTTTATTTATTAAGAATTTTTCTTTATGCAAATATACGAAATTATTTCTTATTTATTGCATTATCAATCATATTTTTAATAAATTCATAGGCATTGCCCCGATAATCTTCTAGCATTTTGTATTCCTGTGGAGATAGAATTACTCCGTTTACTTTAAAAGCATCTCTTAGATGCTCTGGTATAGTGCCCTGGTGAGTGATGTTATTATAACGGATAATGAAAAGCTTCTCTCGGTCTTCATCAATAACTCCCAGAGTGTTTACTGGTTGGAGTTTAGTTTGGTAAATACCGCCAAAAGCCGAGGGCACCATTAAAATATTTCCGGGAATTTTAGTTACCCAGTGAGAATAATCTGGAGTAATTACCGCAATTTTACCCTCTTTCTCAAGCTCTTTATCATAAGCTAATCGATTAAACCAAAAAGCACATTTAAAACAAACTTGTTTTCTTGCCATAAGTTGGGGAATCTCTTTAGTTTCATCGAATTCCTCTAAATTAATTGGTTTGCCACATATCTGGCACTCATTTTTCTTGTCCATATTGCATTATTTTATAAGTTATATATGATAATAGAACCTCTAAACATATTGAAAATGGGTTATAAGCAATACTTTTGTTACTAAAATTGAACCATTAAAACTGATAAGTTATGGATAAACTAACAAATGAAATGATTAAAGACCTTGCTATTCGCTTAGGTCTAGAACCTGCTCTATTGAAGGCTGTTCAATTGGTAGAAGCAGCAGGTAGAGATGGGTTTTTAGCTGATGGTAGGCCTCAAATTCTCTTTGAGGGTCACATTATGTACAAAGAAGTACATAAGAAATTCCCTGACAGAGATTTAGCTTACCTTTGTAAGAGATATTCTACGATTTTCTTCCCTAAATGGGATAAATCGAAGTACTTTGGAGGTGTACACGAGTACAAAAGACTCAAATTAGCCAAAGAAATTGACGAAGAATGTGCATTGAAGTCTGCAAGTTGGGGTATGTTCCAGATTTGTGGGTTCAATCACAACCTCTGTGAATGTAAAGATGTCTTCGAATTCGTTCATAAGATGTCAGAATCTCATGCAAATCAACTAGAACTCATGTATTATTTCATGAAAAACTCTGGTTGTTTGAGTAATCTCAAAGAAAAGGACTGGGCTGGCTTTGCCAAGAAGTATAATGGTCCCGGGTATGCCCAGAATGCCTACGACCAAAAACTAAGAAATGCTTACGAAAACTTTAAAGGTAAATTATGAAAAGATGTCATTTTAACAGCTGGGTAGCAAAAGTATTTCTTTTCCCCAGTTACAAAGCCATTACTCTGGTGTATAATTCATTCTTTAAACACAAAGTAGAAGAGTGTAAACCTGATGATATCAATCATGAGTGTATTCATCAGGTACAACAGATTGAATGTAGTATAGTGGGTTTAGTACTTGGTATCATACTCTGGTTATCATTTGGTATATCCTTTTGGTGGGTAGTGGCTCTGACTTTTGGATTCTTCTACCTTTGGTATGTTATCGAATACCTAATTATCCTGTGCTTTGCCAAGTGGAATAAACAGAATGAAAGATATCATGATGTAAGTTTCGAAGAAGAAGCTCACAACAATGATAAGAATCTGAGTTACTTGGAAGACCGTAAGCCCTTTGCTTGGATTAAGTACATTAAATTGAGAAGCTACAAGAAATGAAAAAACTAAGGGTATTGGGAGTGTGCGCTGGACAGGGTGCACTCCTGTTCCCTTTTAAGAAAAATTTGTTAGGGAACATAGAGATAAGGGGAGTATTCCACACTCCAGGCGAAGAACAATGGGAATTAAACTTTGGGGATATACCGTTCTATAAGGGCTTTTGTTTACAAGAATTCAATGAGAAAGTAGACATAATTATATCAAGCCCCGATTGTGGAGCAGCCTCAGTAATGAGGTTATCTAAAGTAAAAGAATTAGGCAATCCAAAAGATAACCGTAGTCTTAATCTAGTAATTGCATCAATACTCAAGTATAAACCTAAGATATTTCTTATAGAAAATCTACCAAGACTGCTAACACTGCTTCCCAAGGATTTCTTTGAGGAAACATTCAAAGACTATAAATTAGTTTTTCACGAAAGGTCAGTTTTAGATTACGGAAACTCCCAGGAGTCAAGGAAGCGATTACTCATCATTGGAGTACATAAAAAGACTGGTAAGAAATACTTGAATGCTTTTGATGAAGTATTTCAAGTAAAAACTCCAACAACTACTAGAAATTTACTTAAACCACTCACATTCTCTCAGGAAAATAATACTAACCAGATTCCGTTCATGAGTAAAACTCTGGCAATGTATGACTATCGAAAGCTCCCTGAGAAGAAGAATCTTACAGTAGCAAAGATACATAGACTCTGGGTTAGAGATTTCAAGGATGAAAAGAAGTGGCCTATCAAAACTGCAAAGATGAGTACTCTTCCAGGAGTATATCGATTGGAGTATGATAAACCACCTTTAACTCTAAGGCCTGCAGATAGGCAATTTAGACCAGATGGCTACCCCTTGGGAATCGAAGACTTCAAGGCAATTATGGGATTCCCTGATAAATTCAAAGTTTACCTTCACAAAAATAGTAATACCTTCGAAGGTGATTTTAAGGATTACCATTATTGGCTTAACAAGGCAAGGTACACAATTGCCAAAGGTTCGGTTTATGAGGTAGGGATTTGGTTCAAAAAATGCCTCAAAAAGGCAAATACCAAAGAACCTTGAGTTTCAGCTTTATATATAAAGTCTTATATATAAGTTTCTGGGGTGCCTTGAAATATATAGATATATAATATACTACGTATATATATCTATATATTTATCTGCGTATATATAGCTATTCATATATCATATCGTAAGTAGTATATTTGGATATTATCTCACTTCGTTCGATAAAGGTAATCGCTAAGCGATTACCGAATAGATAGTATCATTAAAGCGTGCGAACTTCCTAAAATTTTTGAACATGAAGAATTTAAAAAGGGCCTTGTTCATTGTACTTCTAGGATTTACTATTTACCTTTGCTTCAGGAATTACAAACTTTCTCGAGAGGTTGATTCCTTAGAACTAGCGGTCAATGAAATCCCAGATACAGTATACACAGAGAAACCCTTCAAACCAGAGAAGAAGTACTCAGAAAAAGTTGAACCAGGTAAAATCTTAGTTCATGATAATAAGCAGCCAACTCTCTTTCCTGATTCCATGCTAAGGCAGCCAGTTATCAGTAACCAAGATTCCCTGGTTCAAATTGTTTTGAAGAAAGATAAGTTGAACTTAAGTCTGTTCAATAAGGAGACTAACACATATTCAACTAGACTATTCCCAATCGACTTAGATAAGTACAACTACAACTGGTATGAAGGTCAATTAACTCGAAAGAAAGTTGCAAGGTTATCACTTAGCCCATACGTCTATGGCAAATACAGACCTTTCAATAATTTCTTCGATATGGGAGCTGGTCTTTCAATCAAGACTAAGAGATTTAATTACAAATTCGGAGTCAATACCTTTTACTACCCGAAGATAAAATCTGGTATAGGTACTGACATCGAATTTCAAATAACGTATAACTTTTAAGTAATGGCAAAGACTATCTCAGAAACTAGAACTACATTAACTCGGGAGGAGCTATCAAACCTATCCCGAGTTTCTAGTGATGTTTTCTTTTTTAGCCTTTTTTGCTATGTGATACATCCAGTAAGAGGAAAGGTAAGATTTGATTTATACCCATTTCAGAAATCAGTTCTCTACAATTTCATTGCCCAACGATTCAATATCATTCTCAAATTCCGTCAGGCAGGAATTACAGAACTTATTTCAATGTACTGTCTTTGGTTGGCGATGTACCATCCCAACAAAAAGATAAACATTATCTCTATCAAAGACACAACTGCTAAGAAGGTGCTTAAGAAGATTAAGTTCATGTACAAGAATCTTCCATGGTACCTTCAAACTCCCATAATCAATGGTAGAGCTGGAGAATACGGTTCTGCTTCCATGATAGAATTTGATAATGGGTCATTTATTGAATCAATTCCGACATCATCCGAAGCCGGTCGTTCGGAATCCCTTTCTCTTCTGGTAATTGACGAGGCAGCAGTAGTAAGATGGGCTGCTCAAATTTGGGCTGCTGCATTCCCTACTCTTTCCACTGGTGGAGCTGCCATCGTCAATTCCACTCCCTATGGAGTTGGTAATTTCTATCACTCAACTTGGGTAGATTCCATTGCAGGAGGTAATCCTTTTAACCCAATTCGATTATACTGGCAAATGCACCCAGAACGAGATATCAATTGGTATAACCAAATGTCTTCTGCTTTGGGAGCAAAACGAACTGCACAAGAAATTGATGGTGACTTCTTATCATCTGGTAATACAGTCTTCGACTTAGCCGATATTAAAGCTATCGAAGACTGCCTTAGTGATTACCCAGTTATTAAGAAGAGATTTAATGGTCAATACCGACAATTCTGTGAACCCGAATCAGATAAAGAATATTTCATTGGTGCAGACGTTTCAACTGGTAGAGCTTCTGACTACTCTTCATTTACTTGTATGGATAAGCTAGGAGAAGAACAAGTAGTATATAAGGGAAGAATGGCAGTGGGAGCTTATGCTAAGTTACTTGGTGATACTGGGAAGTTGTTTAACTGGGCAGTAATAGCTCCAGAATCCAATGACGTTGGTTTATCAGTAACTTCTAAGCTTCAAGATGAAGGCTACCCTAACCTTTACTACTACCAGAAGATGCTAAAGAAAAAAGGTAAAAGTAGACCTGAAATGGATAAATCCCCTGGTTGGTTAACCACCCAAAAGAATCGTTCAGTGATAATAGAGAACTTGGAAGAAGATATTCGATTAGATCATGTAATCATTAAGGATCCATTCTTTGTACAAGAAGCTTATACCTTCATTTATGATGGTTTAGGTAGACCTGTTGCAATGGGTAAACATAGGGCTAACAATTCAGCTGTAGATGTAGACCTTGAAGGAGACGTATATGCAGATGATGATATCTTTGGAAAAGCAATATGTAATCACATAAGGAAAGGAAAAACTAACGTAATCGTACAACCAAGATGAAAAAGTACTTCAATTTTAGTTGGGGTTGGGGACGTAAGAAGGACCCTCCCAAGAATGGTACATCCTCTAATAAAGAGGAGAAGCCTGCCACATCTATTTCGCCTGGTAGGGTTTCAGTTGACGATGATAGCGATAACTTAATTACATCATTACAAGGGTTGACTAAATTAGTTGAACCCTCTTTTCGTGTTGATGTGATACCTTTAATTCGGGATTTATATAAAGTAAATCCTGATATGGGCATCGCATTGCAAGATATGTTTAAGTTAGCTAACACCAGTCATACAGTAACTTTCCCTAATAATACCGATGAAGAGGCTTCAAAGATGAGAGAACATCTTAAGAAAGCCACCAAGGGATGGACCAGATATACTGCTGGTATAGATGGTTTAGTTAACAAAATGATTGTTCAACTTCTTGTAAGTGGGGCAATATCCGTAGAAGGAGTACCAAATGATAAGCTTGATGGTTTGGCTACTGTATTATTCCTTAAGCCAGAACACATCAAGTTTAAACGTGAATTAAATGGGGTGTATGCTCCTTACCAAAAGAATATAAATTTCTTTGTTAAGCAACAAGATTACATTAAGCTTAACCCAGAAACCTACTTCTATGTTGGTATGTTCAATGATACCGATGAACCTTATGGAGTTCCCCCATTTATGCCTGCATTGGATTCTCTCAAAGGACAAAATGATATGAAGATTAACTTCAAACATATCATGGAGATTTGTGGTATGGTTGGTTTCTTAGAAGCTAAGATGCAGAAATCTCCACAAAGATCAAATGAGAGTATAAAAGCTTATGAATCCCGATTATACCATGAACTTAATATCCTCAAACGTAATGTTAAAGAGGGTATGAAGGATGGGGTAGTTGCTGGTTACATAGATGACCATGAATTCAAACTAAATTCTACTACTAAGGAGCTCGGTAATATCGAGAAGCCTTGGAATATGAACCAACAATCTGTAGCAAATGGGTTGGGAGTTAATGGCTCTATCATTGGGGTATCATCTACTACTGGTGAAGGTGCAACTGGTATAATGCTGTCTAAGATGATTAGCCAGTTAAAAAATATCCAAATGCTTGTAGCTTATGTATTAGACCGACTTTATTCTCTAGAACTGCGTCTGGCAGGCTTTAATAATAAGGGGATGAAGATTGATTGGGGAACTTCTACAGTTTCTGATGAAGTTAAAATCCAACAAGGTCTTCAGTATAAGATACAGAACCTTGACTTATTGTATAAGGCTGGTATCATTAGTCAAGAGCAATATGCTTGGGCAATGGGTTATGATTCTCCTGATGAGAAAGAACCAAGAGTTTCACTTGAGGACCAATTTGCTAAGGGAGGTAATACAGACCCCCAAGAAGGAACTAAGAAGAAACAAAGGCAAGATGATAAAAACCAATCTGCTCGTAGGTCAAGAGATAAGAATAACCCGGCTCCTTCTCGAGGAGACCAAAATACTAAAGCAAGATGAGTAAATTTTTTACAAAGAAAAACAAAGAGCATCTTGATTCTATGGTGATAGGTCAAGGCCATACCATTATGGCTGGGTATATCCCAGAAGCAGTGGGAGCCAAGGCTTTCTCAGAGAATTATTACAAATGGAAAAATCCTACACCGGATTCCATTGCTCAATTTGGGTTTTGGGGAGGGGATATAGATTATAATACTTACTATCCCAACCTAGACAAATCGGAACTAACTCCTAAGGACGAAGAGTTTATCGAACCAATGTTCAGATTACTTTCAGAAACGATTGTATCTAAGAATTGGAACCCGACAGACTTTGGTCAGAATGGAGTACTAAAGGCTTCTATGAAGATGTTGCTTGGTCAAACAGTAAACTGTGACCATGAAACCAACATCGGTAATGCTATTGGTGCTGTATCACAAGTAATGTGGCAGGAATCTTATAAAGACGGTAGCTTTACTATACCAGCAGGTATCAACGGTATTCTGAAGATTGATGGTAAGGCAAATCCAAGAATTGCTCGAGGAATCCTTATGGAACCTCCTTCAATTCATAGTAATTCAGTTACTGTACAATTTAAGTGGGATAAATCCCATCCCCAAATGGAAGATAACGAATTTTATCAGAAACTGGGTACTTATGACTCTAAGGGAGTTATGGTACGTAGAATTGTTACTGAAATTGTTCGTTACCTTGAGACCTCACTAGTTTCACATGGTGCTGATTCATTTGCCCAGAAAATTGGTTCGGATGGTAAAATCATTAACCCAACCTTTGCCAAAAGAACTTGGGCATCTTATGAAGAATACAGAGATGATAAATCGAAGCAATACTTCTTTACTGATTATAAATCAGATTTAACATCATATCAAGAAAAGAACGATACTCGGGGTTCTTTTAATGATAATGATGCCAATGATAATCATTCAAATAAAGATAACATGAACGAATTACAAAAATTTCTTGAAAGCCTTTTTGGGGATAACATGCTTACCCTGGAAGAAGGTAAAGAGATGAATCAGGAAAATGTAATTGCCTGCATTCAGACTTTGGTATCATCCAGAAACGAATTGCAAACTTCGGTAGATAATCTTACTACAGAGAAAACTTCTCTTACGGAACAGATTACCAACTTGAATGCCGAAGTAGCTAACTTGAAGGAAATGGCAACCGTAGGAAAGAATCACATTGCTTCTCTACGTGAAAATGCCGTAGAAACCTACAAGAAGTTGATGGGTGATAAGGTAGATGAGACAATCGTTACGATGCTCAATGCCGAGACTACTGGTATTACTACTCTTATTTCCTTGACCAAGGATTACCAAGCTCGCTTGGAAGAGAAGTTCCCTCTCACTTGCTCAAAATGTGGTTCTAAGGACGTCAACCGTGCTTCCTCAATTGCTGAGGATGATACCGAGGGTAAAACTGGAACCCAGGGTACTGATACCCAACGGAATTCAGAATCTCCGAGTACTAAGAATGTAATCGATAACTTGTATCGAAACAAAATCAAATAACTAATATAAATAATCCGCGTTATGGAAAAAACTAAAATCGTAAACGACCCTCAGCAACTTACTCTCTTTGGGGAAAGAACCCCGAGAGCGGTGATTTACAAAAGTGAGTCACACAAATTGCACCAGGCTTTCAATGTTAAAGCTGGAGAGAAAATCGTACAGGGTATGCCAGTGGCTTTGAATAAAGAAGGTTTGATTTACCCTTGCACTGATACAGCTACTCAAGTTTATTTGGGTGTAGCAGTAACGGATAACGTTAACCCTGCTTATCAACCTCAAAGAAATTTCCCGGTAGAGGTAACAGTAGCTATGGAAGGTTACATGATTTGTAACTGGGTATCAAACGAAAATATCGAAGCTGGCTATGTAACTCCCGATGGAGAATTGCTTAACGATAGATTCGTAAAAGCTAACCAAGCAACTTCAACCCAGTTCATTGCCCTTAATCCAGCAGAAGAGGCAAATGAGGTAATTCAAGTACTCATCAAATAAGAGAAAAGAAGTTATGGAAAATAAAATAGATATTACAAAGTTGAAGGCTCAAGATTTTATGAATGAGCTGCCGGAAATGGTAAGAAGCTTGGAAGCTGTTCGTTCCGGTTCACAGGACAAGAAGCCTGTAGAGGTAACTTTTGGAGAATTGGTTACCGGTAAATGGGGTATTTCAGAAGATGAACTTTTTGAAAAGATGGGCATCAATCCAAAAGTGGACACGATGCAGAACATCTTTACAATGCCCCAACAGAATATTCGTTGGATTGTTCCGGAAATCATACGTGCTGCTATCACATTGGGTATGCGCCAGGCTCCGTTCTATCCAAATATCATTGCATCTGACCAACCAATCAATGGTTTACAAGCAATCATGCCGATGGTTAACATGTCGGATGCTGCCCCTGCAAAGGTTAATGAGGCAGAAACTATCCCATTGGGTGATGTTAGCTTCGGACAGAAATCAGTTAGCCTCTTCAAAATCGGAAAAGGTTTCAAACTTACTGATGAAGTTCGTAACTATGTTTCACTCGATGTCTTGGGAATCTACCTTCGTGATTTTGGTGTTCAGTTGGGTTATGCTCTGGATACTCTGGCTATGGACGTTGCTATCAATGGTAACAACCCTGATGGCTCTGAGTCTGCCCCGGTAATCGGTGTATACGAAACAACTAATGGTATCACTTACAAAGACCTTCTGCATATTTGGGTACGTGCTGCTCGTATGGGACGTAACTTTACTACTATGATTGGTGGTGAAGACCAGGCAATCGAAATGCTGAACTTGCCGGAATTCAAGGATCGTCACTCTGGTACTACAGAAGCTACTCTGAATGTTAAGTCTCCTGTTCCCAAGAATGCTGACTTCTACATTCACCCGGGTACACCCAACCAACAGTTGCTGTTGATTGATACATCTGCTGCCTTGATTAAGCTTACTGCTCGTCAGTTGATGCTTGAATCTGAAAGAATCGTTTCTAACCAGACTCAGGCAATCTATGCAAGCTTGACTACTGGCTTTTCTAAGATGTACCAGGATGCAACTCTGTTGCTGGCTGCTGACAAGAAGTTCTCAGACTTCGGTTTCCCCGAGTTCATGAACGTAGACCCATATTTGATGGTTAACCTAGAATAATAAGGGACGTCCGGTTTCATCTATATAAATTCCCTGAGAGGGTAGGTAACTAAAAAGACCTATCCTCTCTTTAATCATTTTTAAATCTTAGGAAATATGGCTAAAGATAAATATACAGTAACTGTGGGACCAAGAGCTTACAGTTTTCATGACCAATCAACTGGTATTACCGTTTGTAGAGGAGAAGACAAGGAACTCTCTCGTCGTCAATTCCGTGCACCAAAGATTCAGAAGGCAATTGCCTCTGGCCATCTGATTATCATTGCTGATAAATCAGAAATCGAAAAGTATTCAGAGGCCGACATCGAAAAGTTGGATAAGAGACTGAATGCTCAGTTCAAGAAAGGCATGACTCTTGAAAAACTTGCAAAGGGCTATTCCCTGGAAGAACTGAAACTGGTAGCGGGTCTTCATGAAATCGTTGTCGAGAAAGATGATACAGTAGAAACACTTATTCAGGCTTTGCTGGAAGAATTCGAATCCTCTTCTAAAGGGTAATATATGAAAATTACATAAGACAGACTAATATGAAAGACAATCTAGACTTTTTGTACGTTACGTCAGGTCTGGAAGTTTCATTCAGAGTCATATCCAAAGTCCCGGCCAAATCTATTTTTGACTGGGACTTTGGCGATGATAAGGGAGAGGTTTTCAATGGTGGAAGACATGTTTCCTATTCTTATGAAACTCCCGGTTTTTATACAGTTACCTTACACGTAACTAACTCTGCCGGTTTAGACCTTACCGTAGATAAGACTCTGGTAGTTTGTGATTATGGGCATACGGCATTAGCCGATACAATATATAACTTAATCGATTACTACATACCTTCAGAAATATCCGATGGTATGACCAGGGAAGAGAAATCTATATACATCACTAAATGGCAATATTATATTGGACCACTAGTAAACCATGCAATAGCACCAGATAAATATACTGATGAATTATGGTATGAAGCACTAGAAAACCAATTAATAATGGAATTGGCAGCATGGGACTTTCTTAATGTGAAGATACTTAATCTATTGACAAGTACTTCCGAATACCTAAGTCAAATTACATCTACCAAAGAACAAACTGGTGATGGTACTTCTAAACCCGAACTTGCCCGAGGTGATAGGATTAAACAAATCACTACTGGGCCTACTGAAGTGCAATATTATGATACCTTGGCAGAAGCTGCAAGCTCATTATGGAAAACACTTTCTCAAGCAATGCAACCGGGTGGATTAATAGATGAATTAAGGAAGAACCTTTGTATGTTAGCTTCACGATTGGAAATCTACTTACCGTTCTGTGATGAAGTATTTAGAACCGTAGTCCCAAAAGTAGTTAACAGAAGGCAACCTGGAGTATTAGATGGGCCAAATCCAAGTGCTCCAGTAAAAGGTGGTAATAAATCAATCCTTACTGAGTTATGACAAAAGAACCCTGGAGAATGGTAAAGAACCGCTCTTGGGATAGGTACAAGAAAATTATCACTGACTTCTTAGATTGGGATGCCGGTAGACAAACCATCACTTGGGCAAAAAACGTTAACCAACTTCTCAGCCATGCTGAGGATAGTATACCAAAATATTATAACATCCAAATCGAGGCATTATGTTACTACAATGCTTTCAGAAACTGGCCTATCAATAAGGCAACTATCACTGGAGAATTGGATGACGAAAACTTATCAATACTAATTTCTAAATCTTATATAGAACAAATCGGTTACCTTACACCGGAAGGTTATTGGGATTTTAATTGGGAACAAGATAGGTTTGTAATCAACGGTATAGTTTATAAGCCATCAGGTGATACTCAAACGGCTCAAGCTAAGGATGAGGCTTTGGTTTTCATGGTTATCCTAAAGAGAGACCGAGATACAAAAGTAGAATTTGTAGAATAAAAATAAAGTATATGGCAAAGATGTTAGTACTGAGGTGGACACCAATTACTACCAATAATGGAATTTGGTTTGATAGTAACTTGGTTATCCTTAACGGTACCTCTGGAGTTCATATTGAAATGAAAGGTAATGGCAATGATGTAACGGCATTTCAATCGATGACCGGAAACAAATTTGTCACCTGCTTTCAAGATTACTTCGGGGATATTTGGGATAAGATAATACCTCATCCTGGTATTGGCCAGGTAATTAAGTTCCGGGTAAATAGGCTTCCTGATTATGCTTGCATACGGGGAGATATTGAGGACGGTGGAGATGTAGACCCAGAAAATCCAGATGTACCGAAGAATGCTTTCTGTGGTTCAGAAGGAGAACCTTTCAGAGATATAGACTCTGAATTCTTACTGGGTCGTCAACGTGCAGTAATTAATCCTTAAATTTTTAAAAATATGTATGTAAGTAAGTATTATACCTGCGAAGAAATTGACCAGCGGTTGTTACAAGGTTACTACGATGACTTTGTTCGTGCTGGCTTTGCCGGAACCATTAATGAGTTCTGGGCCTTCGTACTTTCTATCAAGGATAAGGTAGATAAGAAAGAAGGTTATGGCTTATCTAAAAACGATTTTACCGACGAGCTTAAGGCTAAGTTGGATGGAATCGAAGAGAAAGCAAACTACATCACTAAAGTTTCAGAGCTTGAAAATGACCTCAAGTTCCAAACCGAAGAGGATGTTAAGAAGGCAATCAGTGACTTGGTTGATGGTGCTGATGATGCCCTTGATACTCTTAAAGAGTTGGCAGAAGCATTGGGCAATGACCCCAACTTTGCAACTACCATCACTAATAAATTAACCGACCTTCGTACTGCTTTAACCGAAGAGGTTAATCGTGCTAAGGAAGCCGAAGCTGCTCTGGGTGCTGCAGTAGCTGCAGTTCAGGATAACCTAGAATATGGGTTAGACCAAATCAATAAGAAGATTGATACCGTTAAGGCAGACTTAAAAGCTGAAATCGACCGAGTTGAGAAGAAGGTAGATAAGAATGCTGAAGACATCAAAGACCTTGAAGATAAGGTAAATCAAGATAATGGTGAACTTGAGAAAGAACTCAAGGACCTTATTCAAAAGGAAAAAGATGAACGTATCGCTGCCGATAATGAGATTAAGGAAAGTGTAAATGAACTCAAAACTCTTCACATCAATGACAAGGCTGCTCTTGAAGCTAAGATTGCTGAAGAGGTATCTAATCGTACGAATGCAGATACTATTCTGGATTCTAAGATTAATGAGGAAATCACTAATCGCCAATCAGATACTCAAGCATTGCAGAGTAAGATTGACCAGGAAGCAGTAGATCGTCATTCTGAGGACCAAGTTCTTCATAACGAAATTTCTAAAGAGGTAGCTGACCGTACTAATGCAGATAATGCTTTGCAAGGTAAAATTGACCAAGAGGCTCAAGCTCGTACCTCTGCAGACCAGGTACTTCAGAAGAATATTGATTCCGAAGCTACTGCTCGTGCTGCTCAGGATTTGGTTTTAGACCATAAAATTGAGGATGTAAAACTCCAAGGTCAAGCAGATAAGGCTCAACTGTTGGAAGCTATTGCTACTGAAACTCAAGCTCGTAAAGATGCAGATACGGCACTTGATAATAAGAAGGTAGATAAACGTGAAGGTTATTCATTGACTAAGAATGACTTCACGGATATTCTTAAGGCTAAGCTTGACGGTATTGAAGAGAAAGCCAATTACATTACCAAGCTCTCTGAGTTGGTTAATGATATGGACTTCCAAAATGAAGAGCAAGTTAATGCTGCTATTCAGAAAATTGTAGGCTCTGCTCCCGAGGTACTTGATACATTGAAGGAAATTGCTGATGCCCTTGGTAATGACCCAAATTTTGCTGCAACTATCACCAAGAAGTTAGCTGCCTTAACTGAGGAGATTAACCAAGAGAAGGAAGACCGTATTGCTGGTGATGCTGCAAACAGTGCAGAGGTAGCTACTGAAAAAGCAGACCGTATTGCTGCAGATACTGCTCTTGAAACTAAGCTGAAAGAATATATCGACAATAAATCTACTGCAGGTGATACTGCTCTTAATGTAGTTAAGGATAACCTGAACAAGGAAATCCAAGACCGTAAAGATGCAGATGCAGCAATCCAGGCAAGCTTGGATAAGGAAATTGCCGACAGAAAGACTGCTGATGAGGCTTACACTGTAAGTTTGAATAACGTAAACAAACGTGTTTCAGAATTGGCTTTGAGCATTCAGGATTCTATTAACACTCTTCGTAATGAACTTACGGAACAGGTTAATGCGAATACTACTGCCATCGCTACTAATCAGCACGATATCGAAAGAAACTCAGAAGCTATCACTAACTTAACCAAGACTGTAGGCGATAACTATAAGGAGGTTAAGGATATGATTAACGAGGAAATCGTTGACCGTACAAATGCTGACAGTGGTTTGAGTTCTCGTATCGATAATGTAAATATCGACCTTAACACCGAACGTGTTGAGAGAACTGCTGCAGACCAAGTTCTTCAGGTAAATCTTGATAAAGAAGTAGCAGACCGTACTGCTGCTGATAAAGCCTTGTCTACAGAATTCACTGCTAAGTTGGATAATACCAAACAAGCTTTGGAATCAGAGGTAGGTAAATTGAATACCAAGATTGACCAAGAAAAAACGGACAGAGCTGCGGCTGATACTGCATTGGGAGCTCGTATTGATACTCTAGAGACAGGCAATACGACTGCTATGAATGACCTTAAAGAACAGGTTAAGAATAATACCACTGCAATTAATACAGAGAAAGACCGAGCAATTGCCAAGGAAACTTCTCTTGAGGCAAAGATTGATACCAACCTTCAGAATCACAAGGATGACATGGCTGCTATCAACCAGGATATCCTTACTGAGAAGAATGAACGTTTGGCAGGTGATACTCTGTTGCAAACCAATATCGATAAGGAGGCCACAGAACGTGCTAATCAAGATACCCTTATTAATAATGCTATTGCTCAGGAAAAGGCAGACCGTACTGCTGCAGACCAGGCAATGGATAATAAGAAAGTAGACAAGGTAGATGGCAAGGGTCTTTCGGCAAATGATTTTACCGACCTTCTGTATGCTAAACTTGATGGCATCGAAGAACATGCTAACTATATTACGAAGGTATCAGAATTACTCAACGATTCTGATTTCCAGAATGCCGAACAAGTAGAGGCGGCTATCCAAAAGATTATTGGTTCTGCACCTGAAGTACTTGATACTCTAGCAGAGATTGCTAAAGCATTAGGAGATGACCCCAACTTCGCTGCAACTATGACTGCTAAGCTTACTGAATTGGAGAATAAGCTTACTGCCGAAAAGAACTTGCGTGAACAGGGAGATGATAACCTGCAACAGTCTTTCACTAACCTGAGTACTACTCTTACCACAACGGTAAATGATTTGAGAACTTTCGTTAGTGAAACTCGTACAGAGTTGTTAACTTCTCTGAATGCTACCAATGCTCTGGTAAATCAGAATTCGGCAAATATCCAACGTAACTTGGAACTAATCCAGGGTATTCAAGATAACGTTAATGGTAATTACACTGCCATCAAGGATTTGTTGGAAAGTGAAATTGCTGCTCGTAAATCCGAAGATATCCGATTGGAGGCAAAAATCGACCAGAATACTTCTGACCTCAATACAGAAAGGGAAGAAAGAATTGCTGCTGATAAAGTTCTCCAGGATAATATCGATGCAGAGGAAGCTGCTCGTATTGCAGAAGATAAGAAAATCAATGCTCGTATCGATAAAGAAATTCAAGACAGAACCGATGCCGATACTGCATTGGATAATAAATTCACTGCAATTACCAATGACCATGAGGAAAGATTAGTAGCTGAGGAAGGTACTTCTGATGCTTTGCCTGGTACCATGGTTACAGATGTAAGTGCTGTAACTCGTAACGCTACTCAACTTACATTCAAGGTAAAAACTTCTACTAAAGACCAAGAGAATAATCAGTATGGTGATGAGGTAGAGGCAACTAAGAACCTTTTGCCAGTTACTCAAACTCTTGCCGGAGTTATGTCTGCTGCAGACAAGGTTAAACTTGATGGCTTAGACCCCAATGCTATTACCGAAATCTCAGCAGCTTCTGATGCTGATAAGGTTACAGTTACAGTAACTAAGGATAATGGCTTGAATGATGACACTACAGATACTTTCGATTTACCGGTAGTATCGGCAGATAAGGCTGGTACTATGACTGCGAAAGATAAAGTAGAATTGGACAGAATCAATACCGCTAACTTTGCTTTGGGTGCAGTTACTCCTAATGAAACCACAGTGGGAATTGCTGCTACTAAGACTAATGTTGAAGATGGTACTACAGTTCAGAACCCAATTACTTTGCCTTCATCAACTCCCGAAAAGGCTGGTGTACAATCAGCTGCCGATAAGAAGTTGTTCGATTCTCTTCCTCCAAAGTTTGTAAGTTATCATCGCAATTCAGTACCCTATGCGGAACATGTAGACCTTGTTTCTCAACCTTCAGTAAAGAATGAAGAGACGGGTATTTATGAAATGAAGGGGACAGATAATATTTCCATACCTAAGGCAACTAAGGAAAAGGCCGGTGTAATGACCGCTGCTGATAAGGTAAATCTTGATGAGACCTTACCAGATGCTATTGCTCAAGAGGTTCAAGACCGCAAGGATGCAATCGAGGCTTTGACTAATTCTTCTACAGCTGCCCTGAACAAGGAAATCCAAGACCGTAAAAATGCAGATGCAGCTCTTGATACTAAGTTCACAAAAGCAGTAGCCGATGAAACAAAAGCTCGTACGGATGCTGATACTGCATTGGGTGCAAGGATTGACCAAGAGATCTCCGATAGAACAGCAGCAGATACTGCACTTGATACTAAGTTGCAGGCAAACATTGATGCTCTAGAAGCTAAACATGATGCCTTTGTTGCTACGAAAGGTAAAGCTAATGGCTTTGCTTCTCTTGATGCTAATGGTACGGTACCGGCTAACCAATTGCCATCATATGTAGATGACATCATTGATGTATATGCTACTTATGATAAATCTGCTACGGGAGAACTTACGAATATCAAATTGTATTCGGATGCTGCTCATCAGAATGCTATCACTGGAGAGGCAGGTAAGATTTATATCAATATTACAAATGGTGAACCTCCTTACCAATTCCGTTGGACAGGTACTATCTTTGCAAGGGCAGATGCTCAGGTACTTATCCTTGGACAAATTACAGGTACTGCTTTCGATGGTGGTAGAGGTAAAGAATTGGAAGACCAGGTAGCTTCTCTGAAAGCTAATGGTGCATCTCATTTTGATAATAACACTTACCAAGCAAGTACAGTACGACTGAATTTCAAATGTTGGTTTGGTAATGGTAATGTTCAAGATCACTATTCTCAGATTAATGCTGCTACCGCTTCTCAGGCTGGTGTAATGACCGCTGCTGATAAAGTTAAACTTGACACTACCTTACCTAATCAGATAGCTGCAGAAACTACCGATCGTACCAATGCAGATAATGCAATTACGGCTAAGATTAACAGTTTCCCTGACCATATCTTGGGTAGAGATTTGGAGAACTCAGGTAATCTAATTAATCTTACCACTTCTGCTACTAAATTAACCCTGGGTTACTGGTGGACAGAAAGGAAAGAGGATGGTAGTTTCCAAGTAAACGAAACTCAACATACTTTCGATATTCCCGCAGCTACACAAACTGTAGCCGGTGTAATGACCGCAGCCGACAAGAAGAACTTGGATAGCACAGTTACTGGGTTGGCAAATGAGATTACTAACAGAACCAATGCCATCAATTCTCTTAGAACAGAATTGAAGACTTACATCGATGAAGCAGTAGGTAATACTGATACCGATTTAACTGCATTGGAAACCAAGGTAAATCAGCATATTGCCAATAAGATCAATCCTCATGGAGTAACCAAGGCTCAGGTAGGTTTGGGTAATGTTAATAATACTTCTGATGCTGAGAAGCCAGTATCTACTGCTCAAGCTACTGCTATTGCCGATGCTAAGGCTGCTGGTACTGCTGCTCAGACTTCTATCAATAACCATGCTGGTAGAAAGGATAATCCTCATTCAGTAACTAGAACCCAGTTGGGATTGGCAACTACCGACCAGGTAGTATTTGCTAAGACTACTGCTCCTTCTGGTTTCTGGAAAGAGTCTTCAGATGTTCGACTCAAATCTAACATTAAGGATTTGAATCATACTCTGGAACAGATTTGCCAGATACCAACTAAGTCATTCGAAATGCTTGGTAAAGAGGACGAGGGAACTATTGCTCAGAATCTTGAGGGATTGGGATTTGGTAAATATGTAGAGGAAGTTCCAGTAGAGAAATCTACAGTACCTAATCCAGAGGAATTCGAAACTTTGGAAATCAATGGGGAAGAATATGTACTCGTAAAACAAGTTAAATATCACAAGATGTCAACCTTGGCAATCGAAGGTGTTAAACTTCTCTACGATGAAATCAAGGCTTTGAAGGCAGAGATTCAGGAACTTAAAAACAAATAAATCTTATGGGAGAGATAGCAACCTGGAGTGCTGTCAAAAGTAAAGTAGGCCTTGGTAAGGATGGTAATGACTGTCCTACCAAGGCTGAATTGTTAGCACTCTCCCCTACAGGAATAGGGGAAAATTATGTGGGGTTGGAGTTATCCAATGCCAGTTCCTATGGAAACAACGAATGTGTCAAACTCGAAGATATTCATAAGGTAACTTATAAGTATACATTTACAGCTATAAATACTTCCTTTACTTTTCCTGCCATAGGTGGAGAATCAACCCCTGCTAGAATAGGTTTAACTTCAACTAAACAAAAGTATTGGGATGGGGTAGCTCAAGGCTCTTCGGTAACAGTGGGTCATACCGGAACAACTTTACCAGATTGGTTAAAGGGGTCTACTGATACTATGGGGTTTATTGCTACCGAAAATTTAGCTCTATCTTCAAGAGCTCATACTAGAACTTATACTCAAGATGAATCTGGTAAAACCGTTTCTGCTACCTTTACTCAAGCTGCTGCATCTCAATCTTGGAGTTATGGATTTAGTGTAAACCCCCCTTCTATGTCTTTTGGGGCAACTGGAGGTACTAAAACTTTCACGGTAACCTCATACAAGCAAGAATTAAGGAATGGTCATAACTATGGTAACCAAATTTCTTTAACTTATACTAGAGCTAATGGAGGAAGTATATCCGGTACTGGTACTTCAGTAACTATGGGTAATAATACTTCTACCAGTACTCGTAGTGGTACCGTAACTTTAACCCAAGCAGAAACCAATAAGAAAGTAACCATATCTTGTTCTCAATCTGCAGGTTATAAGACTTATAGTGAAATTACTGCAAGTGGTGGAGCTGTAACAGATATACCTGCAAGTGGAGGTACAAGAAGTTCATTTACTACTTTGCCAACTTATTCCCAGACCTGGGGATGGAATGGTTCTACAACGGGAGGAGGTACGATTACAAGTGGTGCTAGTATTAGTTATGGTACTGCAGTTAGTGCAAGTAATCTGGAAGATACCATAAAATCTAGAACCCAAGTAGGAACCCTTACTGGTACCTTATCACTAAATGGTAAAACCAAATCTGTAAGTGTACCAGTATATCAAGAGGCAAATAAATGGTTGAGCTATTCTTATGGTTCATGGTCTGTAACTCTAATGGCTAGTTCATACACTATTTCTAATACTGGGGGGAGTGTAACTTTATACCCAAGTGCAAGTAGAGATCGATATTCAAATTATACTTCTGGTTACACAGTAAGGGATGGCTATGATACTGCTGACCCATCCTTAAGTACCAATGGTATTTCGGGTTTTACATTATCTGGGACTACCCTTACTGCTTCTTCAAACAGTAGTACCAGTTCTAGAACTGTTAGAGTCTTTGCTAACTATGATGGGGCTTCTGATTATGTAGATATCACTCAGGGTGGTGTTTCAGTATCCTATAAGTATTATTTGGCTTTTACTTCCCCTACTGGTTCAAGAACTACTACCAGAACTGGATTATCAGCTTTGGGAGGTAATAACTTTACAGTTGATGTAGCTTATTCTTTTAAGACTAAGGTAATAAACGGTTCTGAAATAAGTACAAGATACCCATTAGCCTTAACTGTAACCTCAAAACCAAGTTGGGTTACAAATGTAGCAATTACAACGTTATCGAGTGATAATGGAAACTATGGGTTAACCTTAACCTTAACAGAGAATACCGTAGAATCAACAAGGTCAGGTACCATTAAATTAAGGCAAGCAGAAAATAATGATGATGGTTGGGAGCTTACAGTCAACATAACTCAAAAGGCTGCAGTGATTACCTATGAATACGTATTCGAACTATCACCGATTTAATTTACAACACCAGGATATTTTTATGAGATAATTAACTTTATTATTAATTTCTAAATCCAAAACATTATGGGAGTAGAAGTAAAAGGTGCCGGCGATGGCGTTGTAATCGCGGACAGAGGCTGCAATGATAATTGTTGCTGTGGTAATCGTAATTCTGGCTGGGGCTCCGGTTGGGGAGCCGTGGGTGGTGCATTGGTAGGTGGTGGTTTTGGTGCTGCTGCAGTTTCTGTATGGGACAAAATCAATGATACCAAAGCTGACATTCAGAAGGTAGAGTCTACCGTTCAGGAAGCAAAAGCAGGTATCTATAAAGATATCTCTGATGCTGCCAGAGGAGTAACTCAAGAAATCAGTGGAGTTGCAAAAGATGTTGCCGGTGTAGGTAGAGAAATTATTAACAACCGTTTCACAACCGAAAGAGGTCTTTGTGATCTGGGTTACAAAACGAATTCGGATATCCGAGATTCTCGTGACCAAATGGGCGCAGGCTTCAATCGTGTTATGGACCGTCTCTGCAACATGGAACACCAACAGTCAGATTGCTGCTGCGAAACCAAAGGCTTGATTAAAGAAGTAAAATCTGACTTGGCTCTTCAGTTGGAACGTTGCTGCTGTGACCTCAAGAAGGGCCAACAGGAAATCAAGTGTCTCATCGAGAATACTGCAAAAGACCAGGAGATTGCCCGCCTTAATCGAGTAGTAGATGCTCAGAGAGACCAGAACATTATCAATCAAGTTGTGGCTGCCTTAAAAGGTACAACTACACCGGCTCGGTAATTTTTAATTTGCCGGGATGACTAAAAAGGAGTGCATCTATTTTAGGTGTACTCCTTTTTTCGTTTTAACACATTAACTAAGGAATTATGGAACAACAAGAACAACTCACAGAATTTAAGATACAACTAGCATTACCTGCTCCAAATATAGAGGTTGCTCAAGAAGTAGCAAACAAAGCTCAGGTACTCATTAATCAATTTGGATACTATCAATTTCTAAAACTGGTAGACTTCATGCAGAAGAATCCAGGTGCAGTATCATTCGGGATTATGGAAGAATTGATTTTTCAGAAAGTACAAAAGGGTGATATGATTTTCACCTTAGAGAAAGATCGTCGGTCTGGTTATCCAATCTTTGACCAAGCAAGAGTTTTAAAAGTTGGCGAAAGTAAACCAATGGCCTCAAATGGTAAAGAAGGTTTTGTTAACAGTATCGAATTAGTGATACAAGATTCAATATCTCAAATTACCATTTATTTACCAACTAATGTAAATGAAGGTATTTATAATGGTACCTATTATACGACCAATCTCGATAATATCATTAATGAGGTATCAATGCAGAAACAGAATGCTTTAAATATTTTAAATAACAAAGCCAAATTTGAGGCAGTTGTTTCTGAATGCGATAATATTCTTGGTTTAATTAATAATCGTTCAGAATCACCTCGTAATCCTGCTCCAGATTTCGAAGAATTTAAGTTATCCATGAATGAGAGGTTAACTAACCAAGAAACCCTTTTATTAAGGATTGCTCAAGAATTGGGATTAGATAAACCTAAACAATAATAAGAATTATGCCAAGTAAGTCGGTTAATATTACACTATCGACTCCAATTGGTCCTCTAGAAATATACGTAGATAAACGAGAACAAGCTCGTGCAGAAAGGTTGATTGCTAAAACTCCAAGTATCTTAACTAAGGGTTATGCGAAAGGTACAGAAAAGTTTGGTAATCAACTTCTTCGTATAGTAAGACGAAGTTTGAATACGGGTGTTCCACCAAGAGGTTCAGGAGTATCATGGCCACCCCATGCTCCAGGAACCATTAAAAAGTATGGGGATCACACTATGTTACACCTTACTGGTCAGTATGCTAGATCAGTTACTTTAGTAAAGGGTAAAAAACGGACTTTTGTTGGATTACCAATTGGAATCAAGAAGATTACTTATACTGGTAAGACTTCTAGAAAAACCTTGAACCAGATAGCTATCATGTTAGAATATGGTAGCAGGGATGGTAATTTACCACCTCGTCCTCTATGGGGTCCTGCTTATAAAGCTGCTGGTGGAAAAGCAGCTTTACAAAAGGAGATACGTAATGCGGTTAGAAATGAATTAAGGAAAGTAAAATAATATGTCGGATTTTGAAATATCTTCTTTATCAGGGACTGGTCCTGCTACTATTAGAGTGAAGCCTAAAGCAGCTAATGAATCAGAATCTAATAAAGAACAAGTAATAAAAGTGATAGTTCAGGGAGTAGAAAGGGAAGTTACTTTTACACAAAAGGGAAAACCCCAAGTAGTAGAAACTTGGAAGCCCTTCCTTACTATTTCACCTGACAGTGATAGTTATACTTTTGATGGTACCAAAAGGCTTGAGATTTGGGAAATATTAGTTTATAGTTATGAACAAAAATATATTGGTGGTGAACCTCAAGAAGAATATAGAGCCTTAGATTGGACTGTTGAAAATTCCTTGGATTGGTTAAATATAACCAAAGAGATTGGGGAGGGTAATAATGCTGGAAAATTAACAGTTAAGACGCTCTCTTATAACAACGAGTATGAGGCAAGCACTTATAATCCGAAGGAAAGAAGCGGTGTTATACGAATAGTATCTCAGGCTGGTACGAAAGATATAACTATAAAACAATCTCCTGGTAAAAGAACTACTGAGTATGGTTTTGAACCAACTCCCAATATACCATTTCCAAATATTGGGCAAGGTAGTAATACTGCTTCTATTAGGGGTGTAAAGGGATACCAATACTACCATATCAATGGTTATGAAGTGGCTAAGTTTATAAAACAGTTTAAGATAACAGACATTAGTAAAACCATAGAGGATACTATTCCTTCTCCAGGGACGGACCCTATACCATTTAAAGTATGGCTTACCGATTACCCCTCTAATATAAGTACTACTTGGGTTAGTGAATTAAATTGTACTGGCCATCTTGAAACCCGTATATCAGGGCTTGGTGGTGTGGTTGTAGTATATAATGGAGTTATAAATGATACTGGCTACCCTGAAGTTCAACTAAAAATTAGATTAGGAAATTAATGGTAAATTCAGAAGAGATAGTAGAGAGAACTTTTTATATCTCTTTACTAAGTACAATGTTAGAAATGGGTCTAACTTTGAATCCAGAAGACTTCTTACCTTTGTCTCAAGAAAACGAAAAAAGATTTCAAGAGGCGATTAAGAATATGAAGAAGTTTATACCCCTATTTGGTATCGGGAATAATCAAGTGAAAGGCCCTAAAACTCTCCCAAGGATAACCCTAGAATTACAGGGTTATTATGCTGGGGATATTGGTGTGAACAAATACATTATTGGTGATAGACTTGAAGACGGTAATTACCAAGCTTCAGAGTTTCCTTATGAAACCAAAGATATTACCATAGATGTACATCTAGTTTCTCAAACTCAAGCAGATATGAGATTACTACATACAATCTTATATACTAGCTTACCTGCTAGAGGATACATAAAACCTTATTTCAATGATTTAGAGGAATGGGACAAGGGCAGGCTTGCATCAACCGGAAACCTATTCATTGAAATTGGTAATTATTATGATCATCCAGATGTAGAACAGGGAATACTTGAAAAGGTATATACTTACATATGTAAAGATGGTATTCTTCCAGAAAAACCCCTGGAAGAAGGTATACTTACACCTATCCAGGATATATCAGTTCTCATCGGGTTGTTAGAACAAAACGAAAATGAAATGTTAGAGTTAAAAGTACCTAAGGTATAGGTACAATACTCTAGGGTATAAATTAAACGAGTAATTAACTTTAATCACAATAGAATTATGCCAACTTCACCTCATGTTGATTTTAAGTTTAAGAACAACAATGTTCTTCAAACTACTCCCATGTTAGGAGTTTCTTGTGTATTGGCTAGAACTACTAAAGGTCCATACGATGACCCTTCAGAAATCATCTCTACATTCTCTCAGTTCCAAAGAATCTATGGTTCTGAAATTGTACCAGATGGTTCTGTATCAAATATCGAAAAGGCTTTGCAAGGTGGTTCTAAGCTTCGTGTTATTCGAGTACTTGGCAAAGGAGCTACTCAAGGTACAGTAACTGCTTCTCAGGCTGTGGCAAGAAAAGCTAAAGATTCAGAAGATGGAATTTCAGTTACTTCTGCTGTGCCCGACTCGGCTAAACCCTCTGCTCTGATTACTTTCAAATCAGGTAGTACTACCTATAGTTTTGGATTAGTAACTAAGGGATATGGAGACCCAATTGGTAGTGCTAATACTTTCCAGGTTGGTTTTTATAAACAAGCTAATACCTTGTATTATAAAATCTATTCGGCTAATGGGCAAGTACTTGAACAGGGTCCAGTAATAACCTACAAAACTGCCGATGATAACAATAATACTTCGGTAGATTACCTTGCTCTTAGTGCATTTGCTAAGAACTCGGAATATATTAAGCCGGTAATTACTGCAGGTTCCTCTTTTGAAAACCTAATTAAGTGGCTTACCGATGATATTGATGGTACTAAGAATGCTATCACTATTACCGTGGGAGATGCTGCACCCTCCGAAACAGAGAAACTGTTTAATGGTACTATCGGTAGTGCAGGTTCCACTCCAACTGCCGAAGAATGGATTGCTTCACTGGACTTGGTAAAAGACTACACAGACTTCTACCAATTGTTTATTTCACATATCTCTCAACACTTGGAACAAGATTCAGAGGTACTCAAAGTATACAAGGCTGCTGCTGATATGGCAAAAGAACTGATGGAATGGGTACTGTATATCGAAGTTCCCAAACACTTAACCCATTATACTCAAGGTACTCAGGCAAGAGATTACAAAGCTCAGGTTACTTGGGTACAGACTTGCCTTGATACTGTAGGTAACTCTAAGTACATTGCCTACTTTGGTGGTGGACTTAAGTACTACAACGAAAATGGTAATCTTCAGGATTCCGATGTAGTGGGTACTATTGTTGGTTTGGGAGATGCCTCTGCTACTCAATATGGTCCTTGGAAATCCTTTGCAGGTATGAACCGAGGAGTTATTGGGGATGCAGTTGGTCCAGTATGCCCTAACTATGGTTCTCCTTCTCGATATAACGAACTGAACACCCTTGCTCAGAATTATATCAATGAGATGGTAATTAAAGATACTCCAGATGCAGGTAAGCAAACCATGCTATGGCATTGCTTCTCTTCTCAAGTGAAACAGGATTCTGAAAGATTCCTTTCAATCGTAAGGTTGAATCTCTACTTGAAGAAGTTCCTTCGCCCGGTACTCAACAAGTATATCGAAGAACCAAACGTTTGGAGTACTTGGAAGAGAATCTGGTTGGAGGTTAAACCTACCTTGGATTCTTTGGTAGACGAAGATGCTATGACCGAGTATACCTGGATGGGTGACCAAGATGCAACTTCTTGGGATGACCTTTCGGTTAATAACGAAGCAGATGCTCGTCAGGGTAAGTACCGTGCTATCCTTAAGTATAAGGATGTAGTTCCTATGCAAGAGGTAACTATGGAGATTGTAATCGATGCAGCTTCTAAGGCAGTATCAATCGTAGAAACAAGTAATAACTTATAAACTCATAACACAATGGGAGCAAAAGTAAAAAACCCACGGAAGAAATTCTTGTGGAGCATCATGTTCCCCAAACACCCTATCAATACTTATCTATTCCAAAGTTGTACTTTGCCAGATATTGAAATTGACCAGGTTGCTCATGGGGACGTCAATAGAGACGTTAAAACTGCAGGTAGGGTTACTATAGGTAACCTTATTGTAGAGAAACTTATGACTACTGCAGGTTCAGACACATGGCTTCATGATTGGCTTTATGCTTGCCAAGACCACATAGTTGGTGGAGGTTTGGTACCAAGCCAATATTGGGAAACGGCTATTGTAAATGAACTTGCCGAAGATGGAGTCTCGGTTCTTAATACCCACGTCTTCGAAGAGGTATGGCCATGTAAGATTACCGGCTTAGACTTGGACAGAATGGCTTCAGAGAATACCATTGAGTCCATAGAGTTCTCAGTTGGTACTGCAGATAAATACTAATTCCTTAGTTTATTTTCACTAAGATTTGGTGGAGGGGTGGGATTCCTGTGATAGGAGCTCACCCCTTTCTTGTTGTTATACTGAGTACTATGAACATTTGTAAACATTAAATATATCAAATTATGGAATTTAGAACATTTAGATTTACCGGACCTTCTGGTTTCGAATATGAAATCAGAGAACAGAATGGTGCTGATGAAGATATTCTCAGTAACCTTTCAGACATGAAGACTTTGATGAACCTTACCAAGTTCATTGCAGCAATTGTAATTAGAACTACTGCTACCCCTAATGGGAAATTAACCGTAGATGATGCCCTTAACTTACCAGTCAATGACCGTTATGCTATTATCTTCAATTCTCGTATCTTCTCTTTGGGAGAGGAAGTAGAATTCGAATATGATTGGGGCAAAGAGAATGGTGGTAAGATTACTTATGGCCAAGACCTTCATGAGTTCCTTTTCGATTACGGTACTACTCCAACTGTAGAGGATTTAAATCAGAAGCCAGATGCTATCCCTTATTATCCAGAGGGAGTTAGATTGGTAGACCATGAATACACTCTTTCATCTGGCAAGAGAATTAAATTCGATTGTATGACTGGTAAGGGAGAACAAGAGTTCATGAAGTTGCCTTTGGATAAACAAACTAAGAATGCTCCTCTTCTTTGCCGTAATCTTCACTTAGAGGTTGATGGTAGTTGGGAGAAGGTAGAAAACTTTACTCCGTTTACTGCAAAGGATATGGCTGAGATGAGAAAGCATATCTTATCTATGGACCCTATCTTCAAAGGTGAATCCCATATCACTAATCCAACCACCGGAGAAGAAAGAACTTATCCTATAGTTTGGGCACCGAATTTTTTCTACCTGACGGAAGAGTAATGTTAGAGAGTGATTTTGTTTATATCACCAGAGCCGAGATAGCCTTAGACTATTTCGGCTTTTTACGTCTTCCGTACCGAATAAGGAAAATATTCAAGGAAATGGCCGAGCAATATTATAAACAATTAAAGAAAAGAAAGTAAATTATGAATACCAGTAGGAGTATAGTAGAGGTCGGTGTTGCCATGGTTTTAAAAGACCGATTCTCTCAAGAGGCTGGCAAGATATCTGGGTCATTCAGAACAATGATGAATGATATGAATACCTGGAATAGAGGTATACAGATGTCAGCTTCCAATACAATGGACTTCGGAATGCAGCTCGTAGGGGGAATGGCAAGGGCCTATAAATACTCTGCGGGTGTTCAGAATGAAGTTTGGACTGCTTCGAAAATTGCTGGTGCTACCATTGCAGAACAAAGGGAAATGTTACAATTGGCAAAAGACGTCAATGAGATAACTCCCCTTACTGCTTCGGATGTTGCATCAGGACAAAGGTACCTGGCTATGGCAGGTAATAAATTCGATGCTATTAAAGAAATGATTGGGCCAGCATCCAAGCTGGCTTCAATCTTTACAATGCCAGTGGGACAGAAAGGTGGTGTAGCTGACTTGATAACTAATATCATGTCAATGTACCAAATCCCAATGGGGGAAGCCGCTAGAGTAACCGATGACCTATATACTGCAGTTACTAATGCAAATATATCTTTGACAGACTTAGCCCAGTCCATATCTTATGCAGGAGCAGATATGGCAACTGCTGGAGTAGACCTTCGGCAAACGGCTGCTGCTATTGGTGTATTGGGTGATATGGGTATACAGGGTTCTATGGCAGGTACCTCACTGGCCAATATGATTCGTTACTTACAGCTCTCTCTTGTTAATCAAAAAAAGAAAGGCTATAACGCTTTAGCAGACCTGGGCTTAAGTCCCGATGAATTCTTCGATGCTCAGGGTAATCTTATAGACCTTTATACTATCTATCAGAAGTTTGCTAAGGCCGCAGTAGATTTACCTTCACGAATCGAAACACCAACTTTCTTCAATATCTTTGGAGTTCGTGGTAATCGGGGCATGCTTCCAGTACTTAGAGATATTGCTTCTGGTAGAGATAAGATGGGTAAGATACTTGCAACCTATGACCAAAACATGGGGGCAGTAAATAGACTTAATGAAGAACGTCTTAAAACCGATGCGGGTGTCATTGACCAATTCGAATCAAGTCTAGAAAACTTAACCGTTACTGCAGGAGCTGCTTTGGGTAGAATATTTACCCCAGTACTTAATATGGGTAATTCCATCATCAACGTAATAAATTCTATCTCTGAAACTTGGGCTGGTAGCTTTGCTCTTAGAGTAGGGGCTACTGCAGTAGTAGTAGGTACTATTGTTGCAGGATTTAATACTGTAAGAGGTATTATTAGGTCTGTTGGGTATTTACAGACTATTGCTACTGCTTCTACTGAAGGTATGTCTGCTGCAGCAATAAAAACTAATACTCAGTTTGCCATTATGGAAGCACACATGGTAAGGATGGTTAACCTTATGAGAACCATGGTTCAACTCCAAATGATGTCAAGCGGTATTGGTATGAATTCTGCTGGTAGATTCTATAACACTAAAACCGGAAGATATGTTAAGACACCAAATCCTGGAGTACCATTAGCAACTACTATGGCGGGTAATTTAGCTGGAGGGGCTTTAGCTGGAGCAGGTGCCCAAGTTGGTAGTCAAGTGGCTAGGCAAGGTGCTATAAAAGGTTTAACATCTATAGGGGGTAGACTTATGGGATTACTCGGTGGACCCTGGGGATTAGCAATTACTGTAGGTCTTCCTTTATTAATTGAGGGTATTAGTTACCTTAGTAATTCAGTAGATAGGAATACTGAAGCTCAGAATAAAGAGAAAGAAGACCCAACTACCATTAGAGCTCAGAATGAAGAGAGATTTATTAATGCTGTTAGGTTAGCTATTAAAGAAGGTATGAGAGATTCTCGTATCAATATCTCAGTAGATGGTCAAGCAGTTGGAGATTATGCTCCAGGTTCTCAACAAGATTTTACTGGAGCTGCATTTGTAATGGGAATATAAAACTAAAACACTATGGCTAGAGTATTAAATAAAGCAGCAGGTAAGGTTGTTGAAAAGTACAATGACCTTACAAGAGATACAGCAGGTGTTCTTACGGGTCCATTAAATAAACTATGGAGAGCTCGGATATTACTCAATCGAACTCTTTCTACTCTTCCCAAAGATGATGCTCAAAAGGGTAAACTCTATACTCCCAATGGAGTAATCGGAGAAGCTCAAATATCGTCTAAGAACCCTATTCTAAACAAACAACTCCAGGCTAAATGGAGAATGGAATTACAATTCCCGAGATTAGAGGAGAGTGAGGGAGTAGACCCAGCAAAGGGGAATAAGAATACTACTAATTACAGAAACTTCGAGGCTAAAGCAGATGTTATATATCAGAATGAGGTAAGGATATATAATATGACTGTTAACCCCACTCAATATATTACCCTACAGAATAGACCTCCAGAAATAGACTTTAGAGGAGAAACCACATGGGCCACCATTAAATCAATGGGTCGCAATGTACCAATGTATCACTTTACTGGAGCTGAAGACATTATTCAATTCAATGTGTCTTGGTACTGTAATGACCCAGAAAATCCAGAAGAGGTAATCAATAAATGTAGGTTATTAGAGGCATGGTCTAAATCTAATGGCTACCAGGCTGCTCCCCCGATTGTTAAGATTGAGTGGGGGGATTCTGGTATATTCGATAACCACAATTATATCCTTACCTCAGCAACTTATACTCTGAAGAACTTTCAGAACGGTTATCGAATAAGGATACCCGGAAAGCCAGCTACTTTTGGTAATGGTAGGTTATTGCCTGCAGCAGCAACTCAAGAATTGATTTTCAAGAGAGTAAGTGCATATAACTTATCCTATGGAGATTTTATAAATTCCGATTCACTTAAAAAGACAGGAGGTATTAAATATGATTGATGTTAACCAATACCTAAAGGGAGCTAGCCCATATAATAATGCCTATGCTCTGAAATACAACGATGGGGATTATTCCTTAGAAGCTAAACCTCCAGTAGTACCGGAATCCTCTAACGATATTCAACATACCGTTAAAGATGGGGAAACTCTGCAAAACATTGCTTTCAGGTATTATGGTGATTCTGGTAAGTGGTACATTATAGCTGAAGCTAATAAGATACTGAATCCTTTTAAGGAATTAGAAATGGGAACCCTAATAAGAATACCGACTTATGGCAGCTAAACAGAAACCTATATTGTATAATGGAATGGGCCAACCATATTTGGCCCTTTTCAATTTTGGAGGTATGCCTATAATGAATCCTATTACAAGTATACCCCTTGGAGCGTATATAAGTACCTGGAGTTATAGATACGATGAAGAGAAAGAAAACTTGGCTACTATTACTTTCGATACGGGTAATCCTGATACTGTAGATATTGCCGAGATTCAAGAGAACCAAAACATTTGTCTTCAATGGGGATATATATACCCTGATGGCCAATTTATATCTGGGCCCATAAAAATAATTAAGGTAAGGGAATTCGAAGCCGTATTTGATTCTACAGGTACTCATGTAACTATTAAGTGCATTGATTCTTCGGGAGATTTAAGATATCAACCTGCTTATGTCCATTCGGATATGGAAGGCTATAAATTATCTACCTATTTAGACAATGGCTGTGGGAATGCTACTGGTGTAATCATAGAAATATTTCAGTAATGGAACAACAGATAATAAGTAATAAAGTATACGAGTCACTACAGGTACCCACAGAGAATACCCGTACTACTACTGGTAAAGTACTCTATGCTAACAAATACAGTGGGATAGCTGAAGTAGCTATGCCCGAAGATTTGAAAGCTTTAATTGATAGTGACTTTGGATTAGTGGGCAAGAACGTCTTAGTTCAATTAGAACAGAAGATGAAAGGGTATACTAATGGGCCATGGTATGTGGATTCAAGGGATGGTGTTATCTATATACATAATCGGAAATTCCATGAAGAACCGGTATGTACTTATACATATCAAGGAGAGAATGGGGAAGTACTTAGAGTATCTTTTGCTACTCAGAAAATAACTAAAAGAGTTAAAGCAGTATTGGCTCCATCTCTAGACCCAGATAGTAAAGATTTATCGGTATTATCAACTAATATAAATGAGCCAGAGGATAAACCTCCATTAGCTTTAAGACCTCCTGTGGCTCAGGTAGATAACCTTATGGTGTCTAATATTACTGGCAATGGGTTTGAAGATTATAGAAGTCATCCTACTACTCCTACAGAGGTAATGGATGCTTGGGACACTCAGCTTCAGTATAACATGGAAAAAACTGAAGAATATAAAAAGCGGGTAGAGGAATATGAAGCAGTTGGTCCAGTAGGTGCTTATGAAGCAGGTAAGCAAAGAAAATTCGATGAAATGTCTACCGAAGAAGTACGAGCTACCATTAATCAAGCAGCTAATGAGTTACCTGACGATAAGAAGAATGCCCTTAAACAAGTGTTAAGAAATTCTAAGAATGGTAAAGAATTAGAAGCTAATCTTAAGAAGCTATTAGAATGCGAAATGTATCTTTTCGAAGATGAAGATGGTATGGAATTTATGGTAGAAGAGTATGTAGACCCCTTAGATTATGACCCAGAGGGTTATACCTCTAAACAAGCAGGAGCGGGTATAGCTTCTGGTATCAATTTTCAAGCTGGAATATTACCTGCTTCAGAGAGAGGTTTCGAAGCTTTAAAGAAAGACCCCTATACTGAAGTATTATCCGATATGGAAGTTGATACTACTAAGGGTTATGGTCAAGGTCAATATGGTAAGAGGGTTAAGGTAAGACATATGAAAAGGGTAAATCTCAAGGTACCCCTTTATAAACTTTATCATAATTTATTTAGTAGATACGGTGGTGCCGATAAGTATGCTTGGGCAGCTAATGCTAATGCCAATGGTGGTTTAAAGCAAACTGAGAAAAGGTTAGTATGTCAACTTCAGGTAGTAGGTAGACCTATGCTAGCAACTTCTCAAATAATCCGTATAGATAACGTAGGAAAACGTTGGTCAGGGCTTTGGTATATAAAACAATGTACTCATTCTATGGACGCTGGTCAAGGGTATATAACTAATATGGAATTAGTAAAGAACAATTCCAAGTCTGGTTCTGTAACTTCTAAAACTGATTTATCTACTCAAAACATCGTAGCTAATGATGCTAAAGCTAATGCTAAAACTACAAAGGGTCAAGATAAAAAAGCTTTAAGTACTTCTCAGAATCTTAATCTTAACTTTACTTATAATGAGAAAGTATACTATAATGAACATTTCTTGAATGATAAGGGAGACATAATTGATATCAAGGGTCAAGCTGAGTTTATTCGAAAGAAGGCTTATTATACTGAAGTAAATGCCGATAATCCCCAAGCCTTGGCAGAGGGTATAGTGTTATCTACAGGTAATACAGTTACCTCTAAGGGTAAGTTAATTCCTGGTAAGATATCGGTTAAACAAATCCAAGTGCCTGAAGATTATGGGGTTAAGTTTAATTATATGGCCATAGCTAATCGAGTATACCGAGACATAGCTAAAAGGCATAAGCGAATTGCAAGTCAAATCTATGTAGAAAAATAAGGGTATGAGTTACGAAACAGCAAAGATAATAACCGACGAAGGCTTAGAGGGTCTTGGTCGGTATTACTCTGTTTATCGGGGCATTGTTATTGATAATGACGATGTAGAGAAACATATGAACAGAGTAAAGGTGTGTGTTCCAGAGGTAATGGGGGGAGTATTTGCTTGGGCATATCCTAAAGGGCAACATGGTTCAATTAGTTCTGGTTTTAAATTCCTAGCTCCTAAAGTGGGGGATACGGTATTTGTTACTTTTGAATTTGGAGACCCAACTAAACCACTCTGGGAATACCATGGTTGGGGAATGAGCCAAATACCTCAACCATTGGATGGTTCCAATAAAATGGGGATAGTTACTCCCGAAGGAAACTTAATAGTCATAGATGACGATAACGGAGAACTCAATTTACATTTCAATGGACCTGTAAATGTTCGTTCGGAGAGAGAGATAGTAATAAATGCTGATGGGGATATAAACATATCTTCTGGTGATTCAGTGATACTTAATACTGGAGAAAATGGTGGAGTAATCAATATTTTTCAATTAACCGAAAAACTAAATCAAACTATCCAAGAACTAGAACAACTTCGCAGTATGTTCAATTCTCATGTACACTCAGGTGTAACTACTGGACCAGGTTCTTCAGGTCCTACAGTAACTCAAGTAACTAAACCTTTCTCACAATTCGTTGTAGACGATTATGAGGATAAAACCTGCATACACTAATGGAAAAGAATTACTTTACAGACTTAGTTGGTATAGGTGTAACTTATCCTATCCAACTTACAACTAATGAAAAGGGTGAAAGAGGTTGGTACCCAGTAAATGGAGATTTCAAACTTATCAGAGATAATATAAGTTCGATATTATACTACATGATAGGCCAGAGATTTCGACAGGAAAACTTTGGTAGTAAACTATGGCAATGTATTGAGGAACCAAACTCACAAGCCCTAAGTTTTATAATTAAAGAGTTTTTAAAACAGGCCATAGGTGCTTGGGAACAAAGGATAACCTTCCAAAATATCACCGTTACTAGAGTTGATGCAAAAATACACATAGAAGTAACATATGTAGTAAATGGAACAAATTCTAGTCAGTACCTCGATATCACCTATGACCGGTCGGATAATTCATTAAATACACAATAAATATGGGAATCACAAATAAATGGCTTAACCCATACCAGAGGTCTTATCAACAGATTAAGGCCAAGCTGGTTGAATCCCTTATGGGACTCAAAGACCCTCAAGGTCAGAAACTCATAACGGATTATTCAGAGGGGAACATCTTAATTATCATCCTCTCATTATTTGCGGCAATTGCCGAAGTACTTCACTACTATGTAGATAACATGGCAAGGGAAACTTTCCTATCTACGGCAAGAAGGTATGATTCGGTAGTTAAACATGGGGCTTTGGTAGATTATCATGCTCGAGCAGCAATTGCTGCTACAGTAGATGTAATCTTATCCAGAAGTATTACTGGTAATTCTATCGGAGCTAAATTAACTATACCTCAAGGAACTTTATTTACAGATTCTAGTGGTAATTCCTGGTTATCTGCCAGAGACGTAACTTGGTATTCAAATGTAACCACTTGTAAAGTACCAATTATACAACATGAGAAGTATACTGCAAGCGCTCTCAATAATATGGTAATACCCACTGGAGATAGAGTTATAATTCATCTTGGTACTCTACCCAATGGTAAGTATTATGAACAAGGCTCTATGTCATTACAGATAGGTGGGGAAACTTGGGTATTAGTAGATACATTTGCAAAATCCAAACCCACAGATAAGCATTTCATGGTTTCAGTAGATGAGGCACTCAATCCTTATATAATGTTTGGAGATGGTACCTTTGGTAAGAAGCCTGCAGCAGGAGCAAAAATAACTAATGTAGTATTCTACTTAACCAACGGTACTCAAGGTAATGTAAAGAGTAATACCATTACATCGGTACCTTCAGTAATATCTTCCTCAATTACGGATGCTACTGTAAGTAATGCTTATGATGCTGGAGGCGGTTCAAACTACGAAAACTTTACAATGCTCAAGGAACACATACCTTTGAGTGTAAAGACTTTGGGAGTAGCAATTACCAAAGAGGATTTCGAAAGTTTGGCCATGTTGGTTGATGGGGTAAACAAAGCTAAAGCCGATTATGAATGCGGTAGAAAGCTTACAGTATATATTAGCCCCGATGGTGGAGCTGTTGCTTCTTCTGAATTAATCAATAGGGTATACAATCTATTATCTCAAAGAGCTCCTATGACCACATGGTTAAAGGTTAAATCTGCAGGTAAGGTTCAGATTATTCTAGAGATGGGAGTTACTGGTAAGAAGTCTTATAAGACTCCCGAGATACAAACTCAAATTCTTACAGCATTATACAATGCCTATTCTCCAGAGCAAGCTCAGATAGGAGGAAGCGTAAGGTTATCAGATATCTATGCCTTAATAGATAACTTATCAACAGTAGATTACCTTCACCTTACTAAGTTCTATATTAAACCTTGGCCTACTACCATCTATGGTAATAAAGAATTGAACTTGGGTCAGTTTAAATTGAATAAGGCTAAAGGGTCTATGACTTACTATATTACCTTCAATTCATCCACTACTTTTACTGTACGTTCTGTATCAAATGGGTATATGGCTACTGGTACTGTAGGTAATTCTATACAGGTAATAGATAAGGCTAATGGTTTTGACTTCTCTTTGGATATTCAGAACAATAGCTATCAGTCTGGTTACAGATATTCTATTACGGTATCAGAACCTAACCATGACTATGAAGACCCCGGTTTTAATTTACCAGTATTTGAAAACGCTTCACAATTGACTTTAACCGTAAAAGAAATTGTATAATGATAAACCTCAAAAATCTAATCGACTTTTTGCCATTCGAGTATAAAGCTCAAGATACCTATAAGGTAAATGGCAAAGGCATCTTAGAGAGGTTTCTAGAAATTTGTGGAGAGCATTTTGAAGATTACATTACAAAGGATATTGAGAATATCTTAGACATTATTGATATAGATAAGGCTCCGGATATGTATCTCAATTTCCTTTGGCAATTCCTCGGAGAAATGCCCTTTGCTTATGGGAACACTATAGATGCACAGAAATGGGCCGAGTACTTTAATGGGTTCTACTCCGATGCTAAACTCCAAGAGTTATCTAAGCTTTGGATAATACCAAAGGAGGGACCCTTTACTTTAACCAGTACTCAAGTAAGAAACATCCTGAAGTATTCGATATCTCTTTTTAAAATAAGAGGTACCTCTGAGTTCTTCGAAATAATGATGAGGCTGTATGGGTTAACCTGCGTAGTAACTGACCCTGCAAAGGCTGATAGTTATGATGGTTGGGTAAAAGGTAATCCTCACTTTGACCAGTATTACCATTATGACGATAAGTATACCTATGATAATACTTTCGATTGTTCTCAATGTATACCGGTAACCTTTAGACTTACCGGTCATGGATATACTTCGAACTCGGCAGCTTTTAGAAAATTTAGAGAAGCTGTAGAGGCTTTCTTTAAAAGGTTCATACCCTATCATGTATCTTTCAATATTCAATATGGGTTTACCGTAAATGATGGGTATACTATTAAAGCCGAGTTAGTAAATCCAGACCAACCCAATTTGATTACTTCTGAAGTATATGAAGTACCAGTGAGGGTAACAGTAACTTCAGATTGGGTAAATGCTGACTTAAGGTACCAGATATCCAGTGATAATATAAATTGGGGTTACACTAAACACGAAAGTGGTTCCATTTTTAATATACCCAGAGCAGGTACTTATTATTTTAGAAGTGTGGGAGACCCTACTAAGGTAACTCAAATCACGGTTAATCAAGAATCTTATAATCGAGTATATTCTATTACTTGTGACCCTATTACTGGAAAGATAACTCCTACTAACCTAAAAGTAAGTACAGTAGTAAGGGCAAACGTATCCTATAAGGGTACCGTGAAAACCTGTAATGTACGATTATCTGGTACTGATATAGTGAAAGTCTCTGGCTCAACTTGGGAATTTTCAGAGCCTGGTACCTACATCTTTGAGATTGTAGAGTTCCCAGTAAAGCAAACTTCCTTTGTTGTAACTCGAGAAGAGATTACATATAAGGTAAGATGTACACCTTCTGAATTTAGAGTTGGGGATAAGCAAAGTATCAAGGATGCTACTACCACTCTTACCATCGAATCGAATTACCCAGAATCATTTACTGGTGAACTATATTGTAGGCTAATTGGTGATACTAAGTTGTTTAAGAACGGTGATAAGTTTACTGCTAATAGTTATGGTACTTATAAGTTTAAATGTACACTGGATAAAAGGGAAACCGATGAAGGTGTAGGTATATTCGAAGTAGTATCTGGTAAGACTGCAGTATATAGAATTACTGTTAGCCCACCAACAGTCACATTATTCAATGGCTCTGCAAAAGCTACAGTAAAGATACAACGTATTTCTGGTAATGGGGATGATTACAGAGTAAGGGTAATTGAAACTGGGGAAACCTTTGATGCTCAGAATGGTTATGTATATACTGCAAATAGGGCAGGGACTTATACCTTCCAGTCTGTAGCTTACCCTACTGCTAAGACTACTTTGGTAGTTAATAGTTCTCCAGTAGTATATCAGAATAAATTAAAGATAGTACCTTCGGATGCTACAGACAGTCATTGGAAAGAACCCAACTGGGCATTACCAGAAGACCAGATAGATGATACTTATGCAGTATACCAATTACTGGATGAGAAGTCTGCTTGTAAGTTCCATCTTGAGGAAATGAAAAATGGGGTCAATGTAAGTGGTACTGCTACCTGTGATGAGAACGGGGAAACCTATAACCTTGATGAGGAAATTGTTCTTACCAAGGCTGGGACTTATACCTTTGTGGCAGATGATGGTTCTTCATTAAGATGTCAAGTAATACTGGAAGATTATCCTACAATCATCGAGATTTCTTGTACTCCCACTTATGCAGAATTAAAGGGGAATGTTAAACAAGTATCTACTTTAATCAAGTGTACTTCTAATAAACCTGACTTCGATAGTCGAATAAGGGAAGTTGGTAAAGTAACTACTTATGACGCAGGTGGTGCTGGTTATGAATTTGTAACTGCACAAGCTGGAGAGTATATATTCGAATCAGTGGTAGATACTTCGAAGAGAACTAAGTTCACCGTAGTAGATGCAGACCTTTTAATGGTTAGTCCTCAAAAGTTAGAATGGGAACATGATGACCTCTCAGAGAAAACATTTACCATTACAACTTACAGTAATCAATCTTGGCAAATAGTAGAACAATGATAAATTCAACAATCGATAGAATAACAGAGACCACAACTCAGTCTTTATTCAAGACATTCACTGTGGGTATATTGGGAGAGTGTACACAAATCTTGTATGATTTGAGATGGATGATAATTCTTGCAATAATTCTAATCCTATCAGATTTATGGTTTGGGTTATCGGCAAGTAGGTTACAGAAAATCGAAATTCGAAAATCTAGAGCTGGAAGAAGAACTCTAAACAAAATAGTAGATTATATCTGTTATGTTCTACTTGGTGCTGTACTTGGTAAAGCTATTGGGGAACCCTATGGGATGAACCCAATAGTGGTATCAATAACGGCTATGGTAATATGCTACTGTTTCGAAGTAGATAGTATATATGGACACATCTGTGAAATACATGGTATTAAGAAACGGTACGGTATATGGAGAATACTCTTTAAATTGTTAACCCTCAAGTTCAAGGATGTAGGTGAAGCATTTAAAGATATGTCAGAACAGAAAAATCAATTTAAAAATACTAAGGACAATGAAGACGTACTTTAAGTATGAAGGTATTATTAAATCAAAGGAAGCAGCAGAAGCAATTGCTGCTCCTTCTGGTTTAGGACCATTCTGTGGATTTGGCTCAGCTACCATAAATGGTAACAAGTTAGTGGTATCTCCTCAGGGAGTTGCTGGAAGTAAGTATGCCAATGTAATCAAGGATAGGATTATGGCAAGGTATATGGCAAAGGCTTCAGAAGATGGAGAATTGCCAGACGTGAACTTTGGGTGTATTTCAAGAGATGGGTATGTATTTATATCCGATGAACAAACGATTACTATTGAGAACATCCAAGGTACCCAAGGTTCAACAGAAGAAGTATTACTCTTTGCAGTACATACTACTATTTCTGAACCAGTAGATAATCCAGTAGATTTCGTAGCTTATTGGAATGAATCTTCCGAAAGCTTTTACACATTGTTCAAAAAGTCTCTGGATATTTATTATCCGATTGCCGAAGAAAATCGTACACCGGATATCATTAATAATGATATATATTCCAATTATGATATGACCTATAGCAATCTTCTAGAGATGGTAGAGAGTGCTTGCCCTTATTACTCTAATAATAAAACTTCCGTTGTTCTTATCGGAGTATATGGTAAGGGTACTGATGCCATGACCAAACGAAATGAGAACTTTGCTATTGTACCCTATCAAGGTAAGTTTCAAGAAATCCCTTATACTACTGCTGCTCAGAGTATGATGAAAGAATCAGTGAAAAGAGTAGAACAGATAAATTCAGGCTTTCCAGTAGTAGATGAATCGGGTACTAAGTTAAATATCAAGCAATACATTGATAGTCAAATTGAGGCTATCAGAAAAGAATTCTCTGAATCTCTGAGTACTGCTAACTTACCAATCGGTTCTATTATTCTTTGGGAAACCGATGTAATACCCGATGGTTGGGCAGAATATACTAAGGCAGCTGGTAGAATAGTTATTGGTTACCAAGCTGGAGGTGTTCAAATTGGGGATGAAGTAATGTTACAGAATGTTGGAGATTACTATACACCAACTAAGGGTAATTTCTTAATCTCAATTAAAGGTGATGACCTTCCTAAGCATAGGCATGCTCTTGGTGTATCTAAAGGTAAACAAGATGATGCCAATAACTGGGAGAACGTTCGTCCTCAATCTTTCTTTAATAGGGAGACGGGATTGAATGGAGATTTCGGTAGAGGAACTCCTACCAAGGGTATTCAAGATGGTGCTATCGTAGTAAGCTGGAACCTATTAGGGGAATCTTTCTTACAAGAAACTTCGGTAGAAACTTTGGATATTGAAAAATTGCCACCGACTATTACATTACGATATATCCAAAAGATATCATCATAAAGTTGTTATTAGTTATTTAGTAGTATTAAAACTCATGTGTATTATTTGTATTGTTTAAGAGTAAACATTTGTTTACAATCTGTGTTTTGCGTAGTAAAAATTAATTGGGAGAGGGACGTTGGGAAACGCCCCTTTTCTTTTGTGTTAATACTTAAGTTCTTCTTTAGCTCGGTCTTCCCAATATTGTATATCTTGTCTAAGTTCTGATATATATCTCATAGATTCATTAGTCTTAGGCATTTCGAAAAATTCGATAAGCATTATATTAGTTATTCGAGTACTATTTTCAAGCCTTTCCTTGATAAAAGGGGGAGGAGTAATTAATACCTCAAACAAAAGATAGGCGTCTGGAGAAAGCTTATCCTTCATATAAGTATACATCATATCAAGCATTTCTGATTTAGCTTTCTCTTCTTCGGTATCATCCTCTAATTCTTTATCATTATCGAATAAGTCATCGAGTTTAAAGAGGCTTTGATTATACTCTGCCTGTTCTCCGTATGCAGAACGAAGCAATTTATTTTTGAATGTACTAAGTGATGCAAGGATTCTTGCTTTAAGATGTTCTTCAGTACATTCACCATAGTATTTGTTGAAAACAAATAACATCTTATCCCAGAAATAAGATTGGATAATATCCGGTGTAAGATTAAACCGTTTATAATCAATCTGTCTGGTAAGGTTTCTAATTACTGGCTTACAAACTTTATAAAGTCTGTTGAAAGTAGCTTCATCATATTCTTGCATAGGTTTTAATCGATGAAGCTCTGAACCGTTATTTCCTTTACTTTTTCCCATGTTTTTAAATATTCGTTATGCAAATATAAGTATTTTTTCTTATATAAAATAATAATCTTAAATATTCGGGAGCTTAAGGTAGTGGATTAGTAGTTTCTAGATAGATGTCAACATACTTAGAACTATCTCGGTACTATCAAAATCTATTAGTTTATATAATATTGCAATATAGATATGAAGAAATTTAAAGACAACATCAAGTTCAGTTTTTCTCCTGAGTTTCAGTTCGAGATACTCAGGTTTGTTTTAAAAGATAAGGAAGGAGGATTAGTACTCAAAAGGATTAAATCCAATTACCTGGTTCTCATAGAACACTCCCTTATCTTCGAGGGTATATCAAAATATTTTAAGAAGCAAGGCAGAATGCCCTCCGAGAATATCTTAAAGGAAGTATTAAAAGAGTTACTAGAATCTAAAACCTATGTGGATTTGGTAACTAAAGATGATATACCCAATATCAATAAACTAATAAGTAATCTCTATCATATACCCCTATCGGATTCTGATTATATAAAAGAAAAGATATATCAGTTCTCTACTTATGTTGAGATGAAGAACTTAAATGATTCCTTCGATTTGGATAACTTCGAACAATACGAAGAGTATTCGAGGAAGATTGAAAAGGTACTTCAGAAAAGTAAACCTAAGAAAGAAGATGAACCTTTATATATGATTCGGGATATTACCGAGAGACAGTTTAGAAGACAATCAGAACCCTCAGTTATACCTTGCCCATTTAGGCAGTTGAATGAACTAACTAATGCAGGAGGTTATCCAGAGCATTCTGTTAATGTGATACTAGATAAACCCAAGGCAAAGAAAACCTTCTTTATGGTAAACCTTGCAAGAGGTTATCTCAGAATGAAGAAGTCAGTATTATATATTGATACAGAAAATGGCCAAGAACAAATCATGGACCGTTTTATTCAATCCAGTATCAATAAAACTAAGAAGGAATTATACTCTGGTGAGTATGATAAACTTGAGGCAAAGCATTTAAGGAAACTTGCAAGGTTTGGAGTTGAATTAGTAGTTGAGCGTGTACCAGCAATGATTACTAATACCACTTATATAAGGGAAAAGATAATTCAATTTCGTAATCAAGGAATCGATATTAAAGTTCTTATGGTTGACTACGCTGGTAAACTTGCATCAATAGCGGGGGATAGGGAAGATTTCGAAAGAATATCTAATGTATATGTAGACCTTCAGAACTTGGCAGAAGAATTACATTTAGATATTATATGGACTGCCCATCACATTACCCGTGAAGGTAAAAAGCATAGGCTTACTAGATATGATGAGAATGATATATCTGGTTCAATTGCCATCGTTCGTAATGCCCAAGTTATCATGGGTCTTAACTCTACTGAGCAAGAAGAAAAAGATAATATTCTTCGAGCTGAGATAGTAGTACAAAGGGATGGTCTTCCTTCCGGTAGAGCATTATTCAAATGCGATGTCGAAAGGCAAAGATGTACAGAATTTACAAGAGAACAACGTAAACAATATGATAAAGTGTATTCTGGAGTATTAGATTCTATGATGAAGAGTTCTAAAGATAATCCCTCTGCAAATAAAGAAAAGTATGAGAAGAAATCAGGTGATATCTAAAAGAAAGTTAATCTCTAATATAGTAGGGTGGCCAGATTATTATATTTCTAAGAGAAGTAGGTTATATAGATACTACCCTAAAAGAAAAGTATGGATGTTATTAAAAGGTACCCTCAATCGGGGTAGGATATATCATATATTAAGAGATAGTAATAAACATAAAAGGATTCAGGCTTCTAGATTAGTAGCCTTAGCTTGGGTACCTAACCCAGAGAGTAAACCTCATGTATGTCATAAAGATAATAACCCTTGCAATAATATACATACTAATCTTTATTGGGGTACACAGAAAGAAAATATACAACAGTGTATCAGGGATAATAGATTTAGACCTCAAGGTAAAGTACCCATATCTAGAAAGGATATACTTAATCTTAATAAAGATTATTTAAACGGTGTTACTATAAAGGAACTAAAACAGAAATACAATATAACCCATATTCATAGATACGTTAAAGAAACTAAAAAGAGATATAGATTAGGACATGATAGGGTACGAGAGTTAATTAGGGATAAAGCCAAGGGTTACTCCAATAAAGAATTGGGAGAAAAGTATAAGCTAAGTAAAGCTAGTATTAGTCACTACTTAAATAGAAGTTTATGAAAATAACAAATCAGTTTAAGTCTAAGCTCAAAACTTATTTCATTAAAAGACTTGGAGCTTTTGAATATCGACATGGCTGGATGCGTATACCAACTTGCCCCTATTGTGGGAGAGAACATAAGTTGGGAGTTAACCTTTCTATGTATAGAACCAATTGTTTTAGATGTAATGCCCATCCTTCTCCTGCTCAACTAATAATGGACATAGAAGGATTTACTGAGTACCATGAACTAATTAATTTTTTGAACAATGGACAATTTGATGAACTACAGTTTAAGGAAGAGAAAATCGAACTTGCCGAAAGTAAGCCCGTATATCTCCCAGATGGATTTAGAAATATTTCGCTCGGAGACAGCCAACTTGCAAAAAGCATTCGTGGATATATCAAGAAACGCGGCTTTAACCTCGAGAAGTTTTCAAGATGTGGTATCGGATATGGAACAATGGGTACGACATATGGGTACCTTATCATCCCGTTTTATTATCGAGGACAACTTAGGTATTACAATGCTCGAAATGTTATCGGCAAAGGGCCCAGATATAATAACCCAGACAAAGATATCACCGGTTTGGGAAAACAATTTATCATCTTTAATCATGATGCGTTGGAGATGTATCGGTCGGTATTCATTTGCGAAGGGGCACTTAATGCTCTCACAATTGGGGATAGAGCAATTGCCACAATGGGCAAAGCTATATCTGCATTCCAAGTCAATGAGTTACTTAAATCCCAATGCCAAAGATTTATTATATTGTTGGACCCAGACGCAAAAGAATATGCCATCAACTTGGCTCTCAAGCTTGTTGCATATAAAAAAGTCAAGGTGGTGTTTTTACCAGACGGAAAAGACGTAAATGATTTAGGGAGAAGTCAGACACTTAAGTTAGTATATGCTACCAGGTACCAAAGTTATCAAGAATTGATATCAATCAGAAACTCATTGAAATAGGGAGTTCCTATTATATTATAAAATAATATATTTATGCGTGAACCATCTATCCATATAACTAAGTCTCAGTTTGAGGAAATATTAAATACCTTAGAGGTAGATAATTTCCCAGTTGAGGCTTTTTTTGTTATTGCTCGAAAGGAGGCAATAAATCATAGAGCAGTCTTAGTTTCTAACAATAAGAATACTAAGAAAGTTTCTAACATTTTACTAGCATCTAAGGGGGATGCTGCCCTTGTTGCCGATATTTTATATGCAACTCGTATAAAGTTAAAGCATAGAGGGGTTCGTAAAATAAACGAAAGTAATTCCCGAGAATGGGCAAATTGTAAAAAGCTTGCAGAAGTATGTAATACCTTCTGTGAAGATTTCAAATTTGATACCCGGGAAGGTTTTATTAAATACATTGAGACTGGGTTAAAGAGGATGACTGATTATCGTAATGTTATGCAAAGGTTATTATCCATGCAGGAGAACATTACTAATCAGGTAGAGGCCGAATTAGAACTCAAGGGGGATAAGGACCCAGGCTTTACCAAAGACATCCATGATGAATTCATAAAAAGAGTTGCTAGTGTTACTGGTATATATGAATCTTATGAACATCAGCCAGAGAAATATGTTCACTTCCTTAGGATTCATAATCTAATGGATGAAAAGGATTGGAATGTATTTCAATTTTTGGATGCCCAGTTCGAAGCCCTTGCTTGGTGTAATGGATTACCAGAACCAAGTCAGATGTATAATGATAAGGCTATCGAAAGATATAATAAATACCTATATAAAAATAAAAATAAACGAACCTTAGACGAGCCTCAAGTAGAGGGGAGTCTTTGGGATTCTATAAACAACTGAATATGGTGAAATATGATAATATACCTGGATTCCCTGGATATTACATTAGTAAAAGGGGAGGACTTTGGTCTAATCGTAAAAACGGGCAATGGAAAAAATTAAAGCCCCATCTTAATAAAATGTGGAACAGGTATCAATGTACTCTAAGGGATTCTCGTGGCATTAGGAAACTTTGTAAGATTTCTCGGCTAGTAGCTACAGTTTATTTACCTAATCCAGAGAATTTACCCATAGTAATGCACCTAGATAATAATCCAGCTAATGATTATTATCGAAATTTAAAATGGGGTACCCAGAAAGAAAATATTAAACAATGCTTATCGGATGGTAGGCTTTTTAAAAACGAAGTCTTCTTATCTCGTCAACAAAAACCAGATACAATTAGAGATTCCGTAGTTAAAGACTACATAAAAGGATTCCCATTAAAATACATAAGTAACAAATATCAAGTATTTATTTCTTGTATTACCTCGATCTTAAGGGAACGTAGGATTCCAAGAACTAGAGATACTAAATTTAAAATCAAAGAGTAATATGAAAGGTTTACAATTTTTCGGAAACAGAGTAGAGGATGCAGCTAATGCTTTTATAGATGTCCTCAAGTATTCAGACCAATCCGTGGATTATCCAGATTTTAAGGATATCGAACCATGGCCTGATGAGATAATTAATATGTTCTATGTGATTTGGAAGAATGCCAAGTTCTCAGAACTAAGTGCCATCATTATGTATACCCAACAGTCTTCTAGATTTGAAGAAATATCCGAATTGATGTTGGGTATTGGTTTGGTAGAGATGAGACACCTTGATAAGATATCGGACTTTTTACAAAAGGCAGATCCCTATGAGGATTACTCTACCATGAATATTAATCCTACGATTGAGATTGGTTCTACTTGGGAACAAGCTTTAAAGATTGCTTTGAATTCCGAGATAGAAACTATTGGTCACTACAAGAAAACCCAAAGAGCAATTGGTCAATACGAGGAACGTCCAGATTACGATGATGTGAATTATTTCCTTGAGAAATTGATTGCCGATGAGGAACATCATATCAAACTTCTTAAGGAAGCAATGGGCATGGATAAAGCCACTAAGGGTGTAACGGTAATTATCAAATGAGCAAGATAATAATTCAGAATGGGAATATGTGCGAACTTGACTTACCTCTTAAGTTCGCACAGAAACTTTATAATGAGTTTGCCATTCGACATCCGAATGCTTTCTATTTACGTACAAGGCAAAGAGGTATGCAGAATTGGGACGGTAAGATTCATTACATCACCAAGACTGGGCAATTTAAAATAGGTTTACTTCCCAAGGTATACGATATGTGTATTGAGATGGGGATTAAACCTAAAGTTGTAGATATGAGACAACCTTTACCTAAAGTCAGTAAAGTAGTTACGAATATAGGAAAATATAAATTAAGACCAGAGCAAGAGAAAGCTGTTAAGGCAGTTATCAATAATAAGATAGGGAATACCCCTTTTCATATTGGTGTATTAGATTACACGGTTAATGCAGGTAAAACTCTTATCATGTCGTCTTTATATTTATCCTATAAGAAACAGTTAAAGACTTTGCTAATAACTAATGACTCAGATTGGTTAAATCAAGCTAGAGAAGAATTTAAGCAATATCTTCCGGGAGAAGATATCACTTTTGTTCAAGGCAAGGTTTTAAACTGGAGTAATTTCACCATAGGTATGGTTCAGTCTATTTCGAGGAATATGAGATTCTATCAAAAGGAATTATCTCAAATAGATATGGTACTTGTAGATGAGGCTGACCAAGGAGGTAGTAAGCAATATCAGAATGTAATCACCCGACTGTTTAATACCCGAATTCGTATAGGATTATCCGGTACCATTTATATGAGTAAGCTTGCTAAGGATAAGGTTAAGAATATGAACCTAGAATGTTTCTTTGGTAAAGTGATTGCTGAGTTTAAACTTAAGGATTCCATCAAGAAGGGTTACTCAACTAAAACTATCGTAAAGATGGTACCCGGTAAACCTTGGTATGGTAATTGGGAATCTGATTGTATATCTTATAAAGAGATATATGATGATTCGATTACTAACCGTTATACTGCTTGGTTAATGGCATATTCCAGATTACGATGGAATATTAATCAAGGTAGATATCCTGCTCTTGTAGTATGCAAGCATATTGCACATTGTGAAAATCTATATAAGTTCTTTAAAAAGAAACTGGGAGATGCCTATAATATTGCCTATGTGCATGTTAATACTCCCTCTAAGTTAAGACAACAAATAATGATGGATTTTAGGGAAGGCAAAATAGATATCTTGGTATCAACTACAATCATTGCTCGAGGTAAAAACTTTCCTAAGCTTAGGTATTTACTTAATGCAGCAAGCATGGATAGTCAGGAAAAATCTATTCAGTTTCTTGGTCGTTTGGTAAGAACCGATAAATCGAAAAAGAAAGTATACCTGGATGACCTTCATTATCCTGGCCCTTATTTAGATAGGCATGGTAAGCATAGGAAGCAATATTATCAGAGACAAGAATTGAAAGTAATATTGTTAGATAAGCTATGGAAGAAACATCCTAACCATAGCCTTATTAAGAGTTAACTAGAAGTACTATGAGTATTTACTTTTTCTCCGTAGGAGAAAAAGAAGATTACAATTAATAAGCATATAGGCATTATGAATAATGATAAACTAATATGTATCAGAGACGAAGATGATACTAAACTAACTACTCTCTTATCAGAGGGTTGGAGGATAATTCAAATCTCTGCATCAGGTATTTATTGCTGGGTACTCTTAAGGAAACCCAATAACACTAAAAAGAAAATTAAAGGCTTTCAGTGATGGAGAAATATATTTTAATTACAGCGGTGGTTATTATGATAATAATACTCGCTTTAGACTTCATACTTTCTAAGGATGGCTATCAATGCCATTCATGTAAGAAACGTTTTCATAAAGAGGATTTAGAAATCAAGGGATGGCATTTAAAAGAATGGGTCTGTCCCCATTGTAAACACCTTAATTATACTTATGATGAGGAAGATTAAAGAATGGTTTAAGTCTCTCGTTGTTGGGGAGGTACCTAACCCTAAACATGTATTCAACTGTAGAGATTTGATATGGATATCAAGCTTGGAAACTTCTCAAAATACTCCCGAATGCTTTACTCATTTCTTTTGTTTGTACTGGAGTAATGGTATGGTAGTCAAAGTATGTCAAGAGAGCCATGATAGAAATTCATACCAAGAATTATATAAACTCAGGGAACTATTTATTAATAACATCGGTTATTCCTATGTTCCCATAGAAGATAACAGTGAGATAGATATACATTTATTATAAACGTAAAAAAGACATATAATGGCTAAGAAAAAGAAACAACTTCCTGACTTATCGAAGCAAGATATCCTTACTCCCATAGATGTTAGTACTCTGGGAACTAATGGAGACCCTTGCTTCGGTATTGGGTATGACCTATCAACTAAAGAGTGTAAGCTATGCGGAGACTCAGAACTATGTGCGTTCAAGATGTCCCAGAACTTGAACATTACAAGGAAAGAATTAGAACAGAAGAATCAATACAAAGATTTGGATGTATTAGAAGACACGGTTGGTATCAAGAAATACATCCGAGGCTTGATTCGGAAAGGGAAAGACAGAAAAGAGGTTATTACCAAAACCGTTGAGAAATTCGAAGTACCAAGAAAACGTATTAGAGAACTTTATAAAGAATGTACTAAATAATGAAACCAATAGAGATGATATGGGCTATGTTCAAGGTATACCTTAACAACCCAAACTATTTTGTAAAGCAAGAAGATGTACTTGCTAGTTTGTGTATGGAAGGTTCTACTGATGTATTAAGAATGTGTAATTCATTGGGAGTACATGTTTCCAGACCTGAGAAATTAACCTTTGGACAACTTTTACGTAAATGTAATATATTATGAACAGATTTAGATTTATCAAAGTAAGGGAGGTAGTATCTCCCAACAGAGCAAACCCAAATGATGCTGGGTTAGATTTTTATGTACCAACCAATTTATATCCTGAGGATATTCATGACAAGAACGAATTTGATTCAAATGGGTATATTTTAGATATCCCATTTAATGAAAATTTCGTAAGGCATATAGCTTTAAAACCAGGTCATCGTATACTTATCCCATCGGGTATCAAAGGTTTGCTAGAACCTCCTGCATCTATGTTAATGGTAGCAAACAAATCTGGTATAGCTACTAAGAAAGGGTTAATCTTTACTGCCGAGATAGTGGATTCCCCTTATGTTGGAGAGATACATATTGGGATATATAACACTTCTCAAGAAATTCAGGTTATCGAGGCTGGTCAAAAGCTGGTACAACTTATTCATGTACCCATTTATATTACCGAGCCAGAGGAGATTCAGCAAGAGGAGTTTTATACTGAATCACAAATGTGGGGAAGCAGAGGAGATAAAGGATTTGGTTCATCTCAAAACATAAAATAGTGGACATAAGGAATATAAATGAACAAGTGCCTCAGGTAGAAGAAACTGAGGCACGGATACTACAAGAAATGTACGATTTTGGGATAGAACAATTCTTTGGGTATAAAGAGATAGAAAGGTTACCAGATTATCCTTTAGATATAAATAACCCAAAGAACCAAGTTATCCTAAAGGATTTTATTGGTAGGGTTATTGAGGAATTAACCGAAGGATTCGAATCTACCGATGAAGTAGTATCTATATATCGTGATTATGGATGGAATAATGATTGCTTAACCTCAGAAGAATACACTCAGGTATTAAATCATCTAGCAAATGCAAATGAGGAACAAGCAGATGCCTTGGGATTCTTCTTTACTTTGCTTTTGTATTCTAATATATTGCCAGAAGATATATTAAAATATCAAGATGCCAAGAGTTTATTTGAGGTAATGGCAATCGGAGTCAAAGACCTACTCATCAAGTACCCAGATCATCGAAGTGTAAGGAAATATCCTATATTAAGTTCAACCGATTGGGCAAGAGAGGATAGGGCAGAGTATGATAAGATAGTTTCTTATACCCCAGGTTTTCATGAAATGAGCGAGATATCTCATGAAAACGAGAAGCTATATTTATGGGAAGTAATATATGAACTCAATAAAGCAAGGAACTTCCTTAAATGTAGACCCTGGAAACAAACTCAAGTGATGACTAAAGAAATAGATTTTCAGGAATCATTAGTAAAAGCTTTCTATCTCTATATGGGATTCTTAGCCATGAATGGGTTTACTCCTTGCGGATTATTTAGTTTATTCTTTAAAAAACAACGTCTCAATTTATGGAGACAAAATACTAATTATTAATGTCAGGGTGGAATAAGAAATTAGAGGGACTTCAACTTAATCCGGAGGAGTCCCTCCATTCGTTAGAATTTGCTACTTCACAAGAGGCATGGGAAAAACTCAATGAGGGATTCCTAAGATTAGAGCCTGCTTTATTTGGAAAGGGGGCTATGGCTAATAGTGGGGTAGCAGTAGTGTATAACGTATTTATAAAGATACGAAAAGCATGGGTAGACCCAGAATTTGATTATGGGCGGTGTTTCAATTATAAAGAAACTAAGTGGACTAGCTTATTGAATAACTACATAGATTTTAATAAGCTTGACTTGTTGCGTAGTAAACTGAGAGTACTGAGAAATAAGTACAATCAGAATTATAATATAACTTATATGTTTAACAATCATCATGATAACGGTAAACAATGTCTAATAGCTGCGACTTTTTCAAAACGATTCGGGGAAGACATCCCAGTTATTACAATGGTAGTTCGGGCTTCGGAGATTACCAAGAGGTTAATATTCGATTTCCTATTAATTCAACGAATGTCAGAGTACGTATATGGGCCGGACCAGTCAGTACAAATCAACCTATTTGCGACTCAAATGTACGGAAATGTGGAGACACTTCTAATGTATCATACCCATAAACCTTTGAAGAAGGTACTTAAAGGAGCAGAGGAGAATTCATGGAATAAGAGGATAAAAGAGATATGGAAAAAATTCCAAAAGGGCACAGAGAAGGAATTCTCTTCATTCAAGGTATTCTTTAGAAGTTTTAAAGTGCTCAGACCAGATTTATATGAAGAAACATATAAATCAATGAAAGCAAAAGAATTACTTCTTGAATACGAAGATATTGAATATCCCGAGAATGTAATTTCTTACTCTCAACGTAAAGCCTATAAGAAGAAACTTTTAAAACAACAAAAGAAATGAGGATTTATTCGAACAGTTTTGAGTTAATGTCTGAAATGGGCAGAGAGCTCAACAGTTATGGTCAAATTGTGAAACCAAAGACCTATCAGAATAAGGTAATCGAAGGTAATGAGGATTTTATAACAAAAGAACTCATTTGCCAGCAATATTGCTTAACTTCACTTGGAGATCCCGTATGGTTATTTGTATTCTCTCATTCAAAAGAATGGGCAGATGCTGAGTTCCAAGAAAGGATCGATACCTCTGATATAATTAATCCAGGTAAAGCTTGGGAATTAAGAAAAGATTTATGGGAACAGTTCTTGGTAAATGGTAAATTTGATTATACCTATAATGAGAGAATCATCCATGTTATTAAACCATTGATAAGATTACTGAAGGACGATAATGACACTCGTAAAGCAGTATTACCAATATTCAATGGTGATATGGACGGATTAGATACCGATTGGTATGATGGTAGTAGACGTATACCCTGCTCTATGTACTATGATTTCCTTATCCGAGAGAATAGTAAGAGGGAGAAGGTATTACACATTTGCTATCACCAAAGGAGTTCGGACTTTGTACAATATTTCGGTAGTGATATTTATTTAGCTTGGAGATTAATGGAATACGTAGCTCAAGAAGTAGGTGTAAAGCCTGGTTATCTATATCATACCATAGATTCATTGCATATATACAAAAAAGATTGGCATTTCTTATCTTGTAATTTAGAGGATTTGAAAGATGAATACTAAATATTCAAATATAAAAGGGTACCCTGGATATTATATATCTAAAAGGGGTACCCTTTTTATTTCTCTTAAAAGGGTAGGAGTTAAAGGGAAAGGCCATGGTAGGAAAGGTACTACTACTGTGATTTCTAATACTTGGAGAAAGAGGTTGGTATCATTAACTTCTAATGGGTATTTACAATGTACTTTGTTTAGAAAGAGGTTTTATATACATAGGTTAGTATATGAAGCTTGGATTGGTAATATACCAAATGGGTATGATATTGACCATATAAATGGTATAAAAACTGATAATCGAGTATCTAATCTAAGAGCAGTTCCAAGGTCAGAAAATTTGAAACATAACTATGAGTTAGGTTTTAGGGGTTCTAATTATATACATACTTTTTCTGATAAAGAAAGGAATTTAATAATGATAGACCATAAAGAAAAGGGTCTTAGTATAAAGAAAATATCTCTTAAGTATGGATATTCTAGGTACTTTATTCATCAGGTATTGAAAGGAATTAGATAATGGAAACAAGATATCACATAATAAGAAACAAAAGAGAGTTAAAGAAACTCATTGCCTGTTGTAAAGCTACCGGATATGCCAGTGTGGATTATGAAACTAATGGTTCACCAATATACAACAAAAGTTTCAAACCCACTATACTCTCAGTATCCTGGATGCCAGGGTTTGGTGCTTCCATTCCTTTAGACCATTTCGAAACAAAAGATTATACTTCACCCGGTTGGAATTGGAAAAAGATGCTAAGGAAATTTGGGGAAGAGGTAATCGAGAATTATGACATTGTAAAGGTGGCATGGAACTGGAAGTTTGATGACCAGATAAACCAAAAGTATCGAATATTCTATAGAGGTACTTGTTTAGATGGTATGCTTGCAAAATATCTACTAAACGAGGAAAAACCTAATGATTTAAAATCAATGGTAAGAAGGTATTTACCAGAGTATGGTAATTATGAGAAGCAAGATGCTTTCGATAAAATACCTTGGGATAAAAAAGAGTTAGACCCACTTTGCCATTATGGATGTCAAGATACGGATTATACTCTTAGGTTAATGATATTCTTTGAAAAGAAGCTGATTGACCTTGGTTTGTACAGTACCTTCAGGAATTTAATTATGTCTGCATCAAGGGTACTCACTTCAGTAGAGAAGAATGGTTTGTATCTAGATAGAGAGTTCAATAATCAACTACTGGAAACATATAAACCAAAAATAGATGCGGCTAGACAAGCTATATATGATTTGCCAAGAGTAAAGAAATTCGAAAAGAAGTATAACCAAGAAAAGGTTGATAAGTATATCCAATCTATCGAATCAGAACTTGAAGAGTTAGATTATAATGACCCAAAGGATAAACGTAAGATTGCATCAAGGGAACAAAAAATTTCAAATATTAAGGCAGGTATATTCACAACTAAAAAGGAACAAGAATTAATAAGACCCATTAATTTGGGTAGTTCAGTTGATTTACCTGCATTGATGTATTCGGAAGAAGGTTTTCATTTTGAGGTAATTAAGAATAATGAATCCGGTAAACCAAGTACTGATGAAGAAACTCTTACTAACCTTAGGTTAACGATTAAAAAGCCAGATTCACCAAAGGCAATATTCCTTGATAAGCTTCTTGAATTACGAGGGTTAGAGAAAATGTATAAGACCTATATAGAGGGTTGGAATGAAAAAGTTCAAGATGATGATAGATTACATGGAAGATTTCTTATTCAGGGGACTACAAGTGGAAGATTATCCTCTGCAGAACCCAATGCTCAACAAATTCCCAAGACATCCGTAGACCCCAATATTAAATTACAATTAAAAGCTCCTAAAGGAACCTTATATATTGCTAGTGATTTTAGCCAGGCAGAATTAAGAATTATGGCTCATCTATCTGGAGATGAAACTTATCTTAATGCTTTTAACTCTGGTCAGGACCCTCACTTAGCAATTGCTGCTACTAAATATCATATACCCTATGAAGAAGCTCTTAAGATATATGAGGATGAAAATCATCCAGAACATAAGATATGGAAGGTGAGAAGAAAGCAAGCTAAACAAATTGCTTTTGGACTTATTTATGGAATTGGTGCAAAATTACTAGCAGTAAAACTATCTGACCCAAAATCTGGTATTATAGTTACACCAGAAGAAGCCCAAAAGGAAATGGACATATTCTTTGGTCAACACCCCAAGTTGAAGACCTTCTTGAAGAAACAAGAGAAATTCCTTAGAAAGAATGGGCATCTGGTATCATTATTTGGGAGGAAAAGAAGATTACCCCAAATATATTCAAATGATAAGGGAGAAGAAGCTTATGCTTTGAGATTAGCATTAAATTTCCCATGTCAATCAGCAGCATCTGATATGTGTTTATTTGGAAGTATTCTCATATACTACTTAATGAGACAAGGTAAATTACCCTCTACTAAGTCTGTATGTTTGGTACATGATGCTAATTATCAGATTACTAAACCAGAGAATATTAATATTTGGAGTATATATGAGATGTGGCAAATTTATAGGAACCCATTAACTAAGCCATACTTCGGCTTTCAGATAGATGATGTCACAATGGACATGGAGTTTGTTATTGGTAGGTCAATGGCAGAAGAGTTACCTTTTATTCCGGGTTATGATTATAAGAAAATGTTAGAACCTGATTTCTCAGTAGAAGAATATATGGAAGAACATAAGAAATATAAACACATACCTATTTCAGAGTATAAGAAACGTTTTAACAAACAAATGAAGCAATATGAAAAAGATTTTGAACGGACCCACGGTATGGAGGGCTAAATGCCCAGTATGTGATTGCGAATTTGAATATGATACCAGTGAAACTTTTGGGGTTTATAATAAATCTGGGGATTATTTTAGGATAGTACAATGTCCTAATTGTAAAACTAATATAAAGCATTCAGATTCAGTCTCTACCATTACAGGAGTGAAAAGAGAAGATACTATGTATACATAAATAATATAAATTTATGGAATTATGGCAACACAGAAAGAGATTGATAATGCAAGTAAGTTAACTGCCCTTACTTATATGGTTGCAGGTTGCTTAGGTTATTCTATCGAAAATTTACTTAAGTACTTAGATGTGGTTAATCTAAGGTTGAGTGGACAAGAAAAAATGTTACTTAACCGATTAAAGACTCAGTTATCTCAAGTACAAACTAATCTTACTACTTTAGAGGGATTGGCTTTTAAAGTAATGGCTACGGATGAGGATGGTAAACTTGCTTATGAAGATGCCACCCATATTTATTGGGCTGCATTTTTAGCATTACTCGATAGAGGTGGTACTGATAACTTATGCGACTTAAGATTAATGGCTTTGGTAGATAAGATAAGCATCTATAAATCTCTTCTTAATTTGCCAGGTATGAAACTCTCTTATCAAATGGCTTTTGCTCAAGTAACTAAAGCAATAAGTAAGGGGGAATTTAGTAAAGAAGACTTTAAAAACCTATTAGAAGTTTATGAAGACGGAACTGAAAAAACTAAAGGTTAAATTTGAAGGTAAACTTATTGAGATTGATATCCAAAAGGAATTATCTATCAATGAGAATATCATTAATTCTCAGCTACGAGAATCTCCTTCTAGTTATTATGTACTTGCTTCTTTGAGAGATAAATATATAAAAGAAAGGGATGCTCTAGCAAGGGAAAAAGAAGAAGCTTATTCGAATGCCTGGTTATATTATAAGGATGCTAATGAAAGATGGAATAACGAATATGTATCTCATAAGGCAAACCTTAACAAGAAATACTCTTCTATCAATGAAAGGTATTTGAAAGCTGTAGAAAAAGCAAATAAGTTCATAACTATATGTAAAGCCTATGAGAGTCGGGAGAATATACTAAGAACTATTAATGCGAATCTAAGAAAGGGTTAACCCATTGAACTATAAACAATTACTAACTTTTAAAAACAGTATTAGAATATGAATTATTCAATGACATTTATCTCACCTCTTGTAGCTGAGAAATTTAATCAAGAATTACCCGGATGCCCAACAGAAAACCGGGTACTTATTTTATCTCCAAAGGAGGTAAATCAAACTAAATCCGGTTTGATTATCCCTGAACAAGTAAAAGAGGGAGTTCCTCGTAAAGGGGTTGTAGTAAAGAGTGGGGAAATTACCGAAGAATACAAAACCTACCGAGAATTGGTTGCTGTAGGTAGAATAGTTACCTATGGTTTGTATGCAGGTAAAGAACTTGAATTCGAAACGGACAAACTATCTCCTGCTCTCAAACAACTTTTAGAGAAAAACGTTCTTACCGTATTGAGTATGAACGAAGTAGTTTACTCAGAACCGAATAATTAAAACTAATCATTATGATAAAAGACAAGAAGAAAAAGAAAGTTTCATCAGAGGGACTTTCTACAAAAGAAAAGATGCTAGCTAGAAAGAAACAGCTAGAATCCAAGGGAAATGGTAGTGGGTTAGTATATCCAAAAGAGGGAACTCTGAGGATGAGAATTAAATCTCCGGGTGATGATCAAGAATTGGGTATCGAAATTATTCAATTCTACCTGGGTGGCAATTTGGGAGGAGTTATATCTCCGGCTACTTTTGATGAACCTTGCCCATTCATGGAGAAATACCAAGAATTGAAAAACTCCAAGGATGAAGATGACAAGGAACTTGCCAAGAACCTGGTACCAAGAAGAAGATATGTTATCGGTGGTATCATTTACTCAGATGAAAAGGGTAGTAAGATAGATTACGAAGGCAAAGATAAGGGAGTTTTAGTTCCTCGCTCAGTATACCAGGATATCATTGACCTTTACCTTGATGAAGATGAGGCAGGTGATATGACAGATCCAAAAACTGGATACGATATCAAGGTAATTCGTTCCGGGTCTGGTAAACTAGATACTACTTATTCTGCCCGTGCTTGCAAACCAACTAAATTGGACAAGAAATATCAGGGTACAATTGACCTTGAGGGGATAGTTCGTTCTCAAATAAAATCCTATGATGAGTTGGAAGATTTGCTTTCACAGTATCTAAATGAAGACCATGGAGATGATGATGAGGATGATAAATCCAAGAAGAAAAAGAAAAAGGGAGTTCACAAAGACCATTACATGGAAGATGATGAACCTAAGAAAAAGAAAAGAAAATACAAATCGGATATTTAAGGGTTAGTAATATGGTTTCATTCGAAGGTGGTAATTAGATTCGTTCTGTTATCACCTTCTTTAGTTTAAAGACATTACATTATGGCAAAGAAATCTAAGGTTGGTTTAAAAGTACCAACAGCAAATGAGATGGCAAAGAAATATGGGAGTATGATTAAATTAGCTTCAGAAGTAACTGATACCGATTTATATATACCATCTACTTTCTTTGCTTTGAACTACTTATTCGGTAAGGGTATTCCTTATGGTAAAATTGTAGAGATTGCTGGAGAAGAATCATCTGGTAAATCCTTGGTAGCTTATAACTTTGCTTATGCTACTCAACAACTTGGTGGTCATGTAATATGGGTAGATGCAGAACAATCCTGGATGAACTCCTGGGCAGAGATTAATGGAGTAGACCCTGCAAAAGTAACCATTGTTAATGATACTCGTATTGAATATATTGCAGATGTAGTAGCAGACTTAGCAATATATTTACGTTCTCAATTAACCCACAATGAACCGATACTTCTGGTAATCGATTCTATTGCAGCAACCGACTGTACGGATAATATTGATGCTAAGATGGTTGATGGTAAAGCCGAAATGGGAGGTAGAGCAAAGGCTCTTTATAAATACTTCCGTATCAGAAGTGAATTATTCTACAAACTGGGAGTATCTCAGATATATATTAACCAATTAAGAACTGCTTTGAATGTCGGATTTGGAAAAGATAACACAACAACTACAGGAGGTGCAGCACTTAAGTTCTACGCTTCAATCAGAGCTGCTTTCTATTCAGGAAGGTTTGTTACCATTAAACAAAATGGGAAAGAAAGGAAAGCGGGGAAACTTGTCACTATCAGACTTATTAAAAATAAAGTTGCTCCTCCTCGACCTACAATCAGCAAATGCCCTGTATATTTCAATCCTAAATTCCACGAAGTCGGGCTTGACAGATGCTATGCTTTAGAAGATGTATTGGTAGATACCGATGTAATCGAAAAAACTACTGGTGGGTATAAATTGAAAGGTAAAACTCTTGCAAGAGGGGAAGAGAAATTCCAAAAGCTTTTGGAAGAAGACGATGAACTTCGTAGAAAACTTTTACGGAAAGCCGGAGTAAATACCATAGGTACTACTAAAAAGCAACTGGAGAAAATAGAAACAAATCTATTCCCAGTCGATGGTGTAGAATATGAAAACTATTCAGATTCAGAAGAGGAGGAGGAAGACGATGAATAAGAAAGAGGTAGAAGGTATAGAGAAAGTAATTAAAGAGTACCTTAAGAAAAATTTGAGAATGGAATCTAGGGTTAGGTATCTAGATGCTTATAGCCAACCAGAGAATTATTTAGATGTATATCTTGGAGAGGAAAAGATTCAAGAAGTTTCACTTTATGAATTAGATTTTGGACGATGAGCAAGAAAACACAATTTACAAGGTCCAAGAATAAGATAGGTAGTCTGTCTTGGACTTCTCCAATCTATACTCATGGAGAAGGTAAGTATCAGAATAAAATACTTCATGATAATATCCCAGGATATCCAGGATACCACATCTCTAAGAGAGGTAAAATATATTCAAGGTGGGATGTTAATGGTAAGGGTATATTAAGTAAACGATATCACTTAAAACAACCTCATCTAAATAAGAATGGGAGGTATATAGTAGGATTATCTCAACCAGGTATAGGTACTACAAAATGGTTATTACACAGATTAGTGGCTTTAGTTTATATACCTAATCCCGAAAATTTACCCTATGTTTGCCATAAAGATAATGTACCTACTAATAATTCAGTTAAGAACCTTTATTGGGGTACACAAAAAGACAATATGTCTCAAGCTTCTAGGGATGGGAGGATGGTAAACAAATTAAAAGGTAAATGTATCAAAGGTACAGAGATTCAAAGGTCATATATACCTAAGTTGATAGGTATGGGGTTTACTAGAAAAGAGGTATCAGAGATAACCGGGCTGGGACATCAACTAATATCAGATTATTATATTAAATATAAAAATAAATATGAAAAATAAAAAATTAATATTATTAGTTGACGGCGAAAATATTTTACACCAAAGTTTTCATAAGTTCGAAAAACTTAAATCTACCGATGGCAAACCGAGTGGGGCAATATTCGGATTTTTCAAATCTCTACATATGTATCTTACGAGGTTCGAACCAGATGAGGTTTATATTTCATTCGATAATGGTCATTCACCAGTAAGGACGAAGTTATTGCCCAATTACAAGGGACATAGAAAAAATATATCTGTAGATTACGAATCATTGCAAAAGCAAAAGGCAATTATAATGAAAATGAGATCGGAAGAGCACACGTCTG